GTTGAACCCAACCCCATCGAACGCCAGCCTGCCACCATCTTCTTTGATCGATACGGTTTCTTGGCCGCTGCCGCTCTCAAATCCGCCGCTGTCATGTTCGGCGCGGGCTTCGTCGCATGACCCGTTGACGGATAGTTTTTCATCATGGAATCCATCGGATTAGTCGCTTTCATTCCCTTGGCGCGACCGTAATAACCATGAGCGTTTTCTTTCATCGTTTTGGACTGGCGAGGAACGGCCCTACCAAAACCGCTCCCCGCCATTGTTCTCTGGCACAACCCAGACAGAGATCAATTACGTGCAAGACACCGTGTTACAGGCACGAGCGCAACGACTGAACAACACCAGAGCACCCGCTTGCGGCAGCGCGCCCACGCGCAAACCGTGCATGAACTCCGCGAAATGCCGTCCCTGCTTGTGCAACGGATCGTAGCAAGCGTCCCCGGCGAGATTCGCAATCGCCTCGGGACCAGTGCGCCACATCCACTCACCCATGTAGTTCGTGTCCGGCCAATCCACAGCACCCACACGAGCACTCGGCTTGATCAATTCACTGGTCATAACGTGCGGCGAAAGAACCACCGCCGCCTCGTAAGGCGCTGTAACCGGATCAATCCAGTTCTGATTGACAACGGTGCGCGTTCCTTTCGTGGACGCTTGAGACACAAACGTCGGCACCCGGGTATACGTCCCGCCAACCCATGTGTAACGCGCAGGCGTCACCCATGGTACATGTTGGAAGTTCTTGATCTGCCTCCCGGCACCGAGCCGCTTAAGCAGCAACGACGGTTCAGCCCAACGAATGTCCTGACGGAATTCGCTGTTGTTGAGCGCGATCAGTTGGCTGGCTTCCAGACCGATGAGCAACGTAAACAACGGACCGTCTGGCCCGAGATTTACGAAACCGTTACTGTCCGGGTCCGTCGCGCGATTGGCAATCAATTGCAGCGCCAGCGTGTCGAGCATGTCCTGGGTCAGTTCCGACTGAGCAAGCGGCGCGGCGAGCGGATTGCAACCGTTGCTTCCGTTATAACCAACCGCCGTCGTCGAAACACTGAAACAGTTCTGGTCCGCAATGTAGATCGGCACACGCCGCGTGTAATGCGTGTACAGATGGTTGTTCAGGTCTTTGCGGACGTAATCCGCAAGTTCCTGGACGTAACCGTCAATGAACTCATCCGGAGCGTGGTTGAAATACTGGTCGTCTTTGCAGAACAAAGGACCGCGCCAAGCCAACCGCCGCGGAATGTAGGTGAACTCATCGAACCCGATCGACACGTCCGTAAACGTCGGTGCGCAAGCGCCACTGTTCGATCCGTTGGCCAGTGTCACAGTTTGGCCGCATTGATCTTCTGTGGTGGGTTCGTTTTTGTTGATCCGGAACACGGAATGTGTGGTTCCAGAGTGAGGAGCGAAGATTCCACGCGGCACAACGTTGAGCCAAGGATCGCGGAAAGACGCCAACCGATAGATTTCAGGTCCCAGGTATTCAGTCGCAACCCGGAACGCATCGAATACTGTTTGACAAGCCATACAAGCAGAATTGTTTGCCCATTAAGGACTTGGCTAAAGGAAATGCTCGCGATGAAGCGGCATACCAGAGCCGTTAAACTTGCGGGAGATCTGCTCGGATACCTCATCCGGGCGTTGCACCCGCGATCTGCTTGAGGCCATCCAAGCTATCGAGCCGATTGTCAGGGAAGCACCTGACCGAACTTCGACTTCACGTTACCGATAACGCAAACGTTAACGTTACGTCAACAACAAAATTCAGGGCGCAGAAAGGCCAACCTTTATCGTTAACGGTATTCGGTCAAAAAGAAACCCGCCACAAGAAAGGACAAGTAACTTGCGGCGGGTCCGTGACCAACGGATGTAGGCCCGCTGGTCTAAAGCGCAACGGTCACATACGATTTTCCGCACCTTTCGGCTGACCAGCAACCTCGATTTTGTAGGTCATTGAACGGATCTCACGGAGCGACCGTGAATTAACGGCAGTTTTAGCGCGACTACGCTGCCGGGCTGTTGCCATGTGGCCGTTGCAAATCATTCCGTTTCCACCTGTTCCTTGGCTTCCATTCGCATGATCTCGCGCATGAGAAACGCCGCCATCAACGGCGCGCTATTCATGTCTTTTGAAACCGATTCGGCAAAGCGCAACATAACTTCATCCTCACCTTTTCCATCGGTAATCATCGATGCCCAATTCTCCTTGAGGGCGCTGAACGCCACCGAGTATTGCGTTGCCACATTCAACAGCCGTTCTCGCGCCTGCTCCCGGGTCAGAGGTTTGGTTTTCATGTTGTTTCAACCATTCGTTGGCTTCATTGATTGCAATGTTTAAGTCCGCAAAGTCCGGTTCACGCCGGCCATCCGTAAGGATACCGAGGCGCTCGTCAACGCGATAATCCCATTCGGATTGTTGCTCATGCGTCATAGCAACACGCCATCCAATTCTCGCTCAAAACGGTCACACGCGGTTTTGTAGTGTGCAGCATCCAGTTCGATACCGATGAAATGGCGTCCAGTTCGCATACATGCAATGCCCGTAGTTCCACTTCCCATATACGGGTCAAGCACTGTTGCGCCTTTTGGGATTTTCGATTGCTCCATCGTCCACGCCATGACTATCACTGGCTTTTGCGTTGGGTGGACTCTCGACGCGTCACGTTCACTGTCTCTCACCATTCCATCCCACATGTGGTAAAGCATTCGTGCCGAGCCGTATTTATTCAGCCACGCCATTTCGCAATCCGCCTGATTACGCGGCGGGATGACCTGACAACGTTTATCCCACACCAGCCACTTACCGTTATGCGGCAGCCGATGCGCGTAGTGGTTCTCACCCCACAGCGCCACGATTGGGAAGTTGAGCAGATGCGCGGGCTGGAAATCCTCAGCGTCACCAATAATTTGCGGCATTTCCTTTGGCTCTAGCCACGAGCCGTCAGGCATCCGGCGACGTCCATACTTCGGAGAATAATCTATCCCGTATGGTGGATCGCTCACGAGTGCGTCCACACCTTCAAGTTGCGGGAGTATTTCCAAGCAGTCTCCTAAGTAGAGAGTCGCAGACAAATGACCCCGCAAGAAACGCCGGATCACGACCCGTTCAGCAAGTTCAGGCGTCATTGCGGTTCGTCGTCCTCCGGTAAATCCGAAATGCCCGGTCCGTATGTCCCACGTGTTTTCTCGAAGGTTTGTTCGGTTTTTTTGCGTCCCTTCATTTTCGGTTGTGCAGCCGGATGATCCGCCAGTTCGGCAATCTTCTTTTCAAGCAGTTCCGAGTGTTTCTTGGACGTGCCGGAATGGTACTTGCCGCAATCTGGACACAGATATGGCACATCACACTCCTGATGTTTCCCTCTTGATGGCTTGCAGGAAAGTCATCGGTTTCTCTGCCGCACCACCGCCGCCACCCGCCGAACTCGTTGTACCCTGGCGCGGTTGTGCGCCTTGCAACTTGGCAATCAGCGCGTCTTTCTTTTCCATCTCGGCAGCCGCAGCCGACAGCATGTTACCTGCGTATTGACCGTAAAGCGCCCACGCCGCCGTTTGACCGAGTGCCTCCGGATCGTTCTGACCCAGGAGCAGGTTCCGCAGTTTTTCGCGGTTTTCGCCGACCAACTTGTTTACCGCCTCGTTCCCTTCACGCTCCTGAAATACCGGCAACGTTTTCGTGGCCCAATCCAATGTGCGCCGATAGAACCGTTCGCCGTCCTCCTTCTGCTTTGCCGCTTGCGCTTCCTGAGCGCGTTGCGATTGCGCGGCGTGTTCCTCAGCGTATTTACCATGATCCGCTCGCGCCGCGTCCCGAGCTGCTTGCACTTCGGACACACGCATGGCAAGAGCCGCAACCTGTTGTTGGCGCATCGGAGACAGTTCACCCACCAACGATTCAAGTGCGTTCGTGCGATATTCACTCTCCGGCATTTCCAGGAGCATAGCCAGTTGCGTGCCCTTCTCGCTGCCAACGATTTTCTTAGCTTGTTCAACCGCACTCTTGATCGGTTCAACGAATCGCGTTTTCCATTCCGGCGTCGCTTCGACCGCCACACGCTTGAATTCGCCGGACAACTTCTCGTGTTCAGTCCGCAGATTGTCGAAATCCCGCAACTTGCTTTCATATTCAGCTTTCAACGCTGCCGCCGCCGCTTCGCGTTCGCTCTTGAGTTTACCGTCCCAATCCGTCTTGAGCGCGTCGCGTTCAGTTCGGATTGCCGCCAGTTCGCTTTTGAGCTTTTTCCAGTCCGCCTTCCCTTCCGGACTCAACGAAGCCGGAACATCATCCGATGGCGCATCCGATGGCTTGGATTGCTGCCGTGATTGCAGCACATTATCCGCATTCGCCTGGGCTGTGTCCTCGGCTTTCTTGATCGCCTCCGTCTTGGCGGCGTCGTCCTTGACCGGATCTCCGGTCGCATCCGGTTGATCCGCTTTCAACACAGCCGTAAATGCCGCTTTGAACGGCGATTGGCGCGCATCCGGGTTGACGATAACAGTTGGATCAGCCGGAGGCCGAGCGGCGTTACCTTGCGTAGCGGTGGGTAGTGGCATGATGTTTTCAGGCATAACTATGAGTCTTCGTGGGTTATTTCATCCGGAAACGTTATCTCCGGTTCTTGCTGTTCAACGATCGGTTCAGCCAATTGCAAAAACTTGTTCAAAGCCATCTCGTAACCGTCAATGCGCCCAAGATACCGCGCAATATCCTCCGGCGTCGAGCCCGCAGGCAGCGTATACCGCGATGGCCGTTCATTGACCAGAATATCCAGCATGTTACGACCGGCATCCGAACTGAGCACGCGCACAGCATTTTGCACAGCCGCAGGCGACCGCCGCCATTGATCACTGGACGGCACTGCGCCAAGTTGCTTGCGCAACGATGGCAACTGACTTTTGCGTTTAAACCAGTTCATAGTTCTTGATCACTATCGCACCACCACAGAAGCAGCAGTATTTCAATCCGTTCGCCTGGACGCCGCCGTGCGTGAACTCGAAGCATTGGCCGCACTGCGTTTCGTGCGCGCCGTTCCCGTCCTCGCTCCATTGGCATTTCTCACGCGCGAGTTCCGTTATCTCGTCCGCCGCCGACCAGACATAAAGCATGGTCGCGCCGCCGTCGTATCCTTCCGGGTCTTCTACCGCGTGACGATCAATGACGCCGTGTTTCGCGAGTATTTCGGCAAGTGCTTTGGGTGTCATGGCTTGTGGCCTCCGTGTTTTTTACAGTGGCTCAGGCATTTCTTGCAGGTCACATTGCGCCATCGAACGCTAGTTCGCGGCGTCCTGACAATATAATCGCATCAATGACTTAAATTCAGACTCTGAAAGTTGCACGTTGGAGTCTCCGATTTTAAATCGAATAGAGCCATTGGAGCCGATGTCTACCAATAGCTTTTGTCCGAAGTAATTGAATCGTGCTGATTTTATGACCCTTTCATCACTCATGGTCTATGTCCTCCGTGGTCTTGGCGCTGTAGCGCCTCATTCGGCAGCATTCGGGTTTCGGGTATCCACGATGGCGGTTTGCGTTTTTTTAATCCGGCGAGATGTTGGCCACAGATTGGCTTCCACTTCCCGTTGCGCTGCTTGACTTCGGCAACAGCTTTGTAGCCGCACAAACCCTGCCAGAAATGGCACGTTGTTGCTGGTGTTGTCACGGTCTATGTCCCCCATGGTCCTGATCGTTCGAGCTTCGCACTTTCTTTGCGGACTCGGTAAGTATTGTCACCGTGTCGGCTTCGGGAGATCGTTCGTTTACCCACGCGATTGCTTCCTGTCGGGTGCGCCCAACTGCTCCGTAGGTTTCCCTTATCGTGCGCGTCACTATCCATTCAGACGGTGCAGGTATTTTGGCAAGTGCTTTTGGTGTCATGGTCTATGTCCTCCGTGGCGATGGTGATTTGGTCCTGGCGAGGCTCTTGTTTCATGCGAACGGGTGGTACTCTAGGGGGCACATGAGGACAGATAAGGCTAGTCACTCCAATGGATTTTCGTCGGCGTAACCAAGCAGCCAACTGATGCCAGCTTGTATTCCCTGCTCATAAGTCATGCCTGGGTATTTGCTCCCGCCTTTGTTCTCCTGGTCACTACACTTGTTGAGCAGTTCGTCTGTTTCTTCATCGGTGCGTTTGATTGAGTTGCTTTTCATGTTGTTGGTGTTTTCGCCTGGTTGGAATTGTATTCGCTATTCAAGGCTTGTGTCCTCTGTGGTTGGTCTCAGTGAATGCGCCCTCGTTTTCGGATTAGCTCGCTGGCGCGGGTCAACAGTTTTTGGCTTTCCTCATCGATGTCAGCGCGTTGTGTCGTCGGCAGCAGCCTCAGCACAAGGATTTCGTTGAACTGTAGCAGCTCACCACAGTTGAGGCAGACGGACAGGTCGCCTGCGCTTGGCTCAGCTAGCTCTTTTTCCACACAGGTCGCCGAATCCATCTCGTAGCGACAGATCGGGCAGAAAGAGGTTGGAAGCGAACGCTCCCGGTCGTCGATACAGTCGCCTGACAGTCTTGGAAATTCTCCGCGCACATTTTGTCTCATGGCTTGTGTTCTCCGTGGTCTTGGTCGTTGTGGGGCTTCACACCCATTCGCTCCATTACATCCGGGTGTTCGATCAGCGCATTGTAGAGGTTTACATCGCATTCGGCCAATTCCTCGTCATTGGCGTTGTGAAGGAGTTCGACTATCTGCATCTTGCAATCGAGGAGAGCGGAACCGTGGGCGCAGCCTGCTTCGTTCATGGTCTATGGCCTCCGGCGATTGCGGTTTGAACGGTTTCGGTTTTCATGCTTTCACTCCTTCTGCCGGTGGGTTGGCAAATATCGGAGCGCCTTTTGTCGACAGTCCGTTTCCGTCCAGCGGTATGCCAGCTTGATTTGTCATCACCATTTCTTCGCCATGCACATCATTTTCACCAATTGGACGCATCAAGTTCAACAGATCAACGTGCGGTATCTCGATCCAACCGCTTGTGAAATCGTTCACGCCATAAACCACAATCCATTTACCATCACGATAAATTGCGCCACCCGGGAACACGCAAAGCGGTATCGTCGGCACAGGCGGCACGAGCCCGTTAAACGGCGGATCATCTTTGCTACCGCTCAACAGCGGTAACGTCGTGCATTTGGTCATGCGAAACGGTGGTTTCGCTTCAAACGCATACGCGCCCATGTGGTACCTGCGTTTGTTGCAGATCCATGCCGTGCTCGAATGGAAAAAACTGAAATACTCGTCACCAACGCGGACAGGCGGAGTCCCGCCACGCGGCGCACCCGCTTTCCAAAGTGGATTGCGCTGTGGCGTTTCGTAAACTTTGATCAGATCAATGAACTTGTTCATGTGCACAACACGATGCGGCACCGTCATGTAAACCATGTAAATCTCGCCCTCATGCCAAAACCATAACCAGTTCTTTTCGTTGTATTTCTGGAGATACGGCGATCCTTGGTTTCCTCCAAACACCGGATGCCACATACGCCGCGATCGCCAAAGATCATCGACCTCAACCAACACTTGATGGCTACCTCGCCAGCGTCCTTTGTCGCTCAACTGAAAGTTCGTGCATGAAATGTAAACCTGCCCGTTCATCACGCACACACGCGGATCTTCGAAGTGCTCATCGGAATACCGCTCTTGAAATGCGCAATGAATCATCGTGAACAACGCCGGTGCGCTCTCCCGTTGTTCCGGTGGTTTACGAAAGAAATCGTTCTGAATCTTGAACGCTGCGATTGAATTCTTGCCGATTTCAACACGAGGAAACGGCGCAGACTTGCGCGCAATCAACCAATCGCCATCAAGGCGCGCTACGATCGAACAATTGAAATACCTCGTCCCAGGCACTGGATGATTGACCGCCTTGCCGAAGTTGAACAGACCAGCGCGCCACGCGTTTTGCGCTGTCACACTCGGTATATCTCGATCGATACTGTTCACAATTCCTTCCACGTAAGCGCGAAATTCGTTCAGTTGAAAATCTATTTGATCACGCTCAAACCGCACCGTGTTAAGGTGCTCCTCATATTCAGCTTGGAGCTTCTTAACGTGCTGTTCGAGATCATCACGTTGACGGCGCAATTCTTCGATGCTGACGCCATCGTCATACGCTTTGATCAGGCGTTTGAACGCCAATAATTTCGTTGGTAGCGGCATAAACAATCGGGTCCGGACGGCGCGATGGCCTGCGGAACACGCCCCATGACCCGTAATCTTCAATCAACTCGAAACCCAGTTCAGACTTGAGAATGGCAATCGCTCGCTGTTGCGACGGCCAATCCAAATCGTCAAACACAAGGAACCCGTCTGGAGCAAGTTTCCGTGACCAAAGCCGAATGTCCCTGCAACTGGTCAATTCCGAATGATTGGAATCCACATGGACCAAGTTCGCCCAACCGTCCTGAAACAATCCCTCGCCTTCAATGCTGCCAACCGGGAACCAATGCAACCATTCGAGCAATCCGTGACGCAACACATGCGCCTCGAACCCGGTTCGGATAGATTTAAGGTCCACCTGCGTCGTCCACCATTTAGTTTGTTCATCGCCATTCTCGCCTTCGGTGGCGTGCGCAACGTCCCACGGATCAAGCCCGTAAACCCTGCCGTAATTCTGTTCGCGCATCGCAAGAGCCATAGGAATGATCGAGCGCCCACCGAAAATTCCAACCTCCACAGCCCATTGCAACCGATTGTCCAGGATCAGTTCCGCCAACCGCCACGCTTTCTCCGGCGTACACCATCCTTGCAACGCCAGAACGTGCGATTGAATCTCCAGCTTGAATCGTTCAGTGAGCAACATGGTTTTCTTTCAGTTTCGCAATTACCAGTGTGTGCCAGCCAAGAACACTTTCCAGTTTCTTGAAAAGCCAGCGTGGACACCACCTGAAATACCACACCTTCAGATACTCGTATTGCCGGTAATGATCGATCGAATACGGGAAAATGTGATCCTTCCACATTCGAACAATCTCAAAATCTTTCAGCAACAACCGAATATCAGCGAACGAATGAAGATGAGTTACCGGACAACCAGTCGCCGCTTCCGAGTAATTCTCAACTGCCTTCCGCCAATGCCACGGACACCACCAACAATGACGCAACCCGATCGCAATGCTTTTCCACGACCACTTGCTGTAAAGCATAATGCGCAACTCAGAATGCGGCCCCATGTAACGCTTGATGTTCTCAATCGAGCGAACCGGATCAGGTGTGTGATGCAACACGCCAAACGCATACACCAAATCATAAAATTGAACCGGAACAACATCGGTATCCTCGATATTACCTCTGTAAAACAATCCATTCTGTCTGTTGATTCGAAATCGTTCCAAACAAATTTCAAGGCTTTTCCGTGACAAATCCAATGCCGTTACCTCTGCTCCAGCCAAAGCGAATTGTTCCGCATCAGTTCCAATCCCGCATCCGATCTCAAGCACAGTTTTGCCTTTCCACCGCTTGTGATCTGCAAATCTCAAAATGTGCGGTTCAACGAAATATTTCCTCATCGTAACCATCCTGAAAGACTCTTCTGTCCACGTCCAATCAGAAGGCGACCGATGCCGGACATTGCACGGATGCTCGTTCCAGAACTTTTCGACTTGTTTAATGTCTTTCATTACACGCTGGCCGAGGAAGCGGAAACTTGTCCCGAGACCGATCGTGAACCGCTGTCACGTTTGGAAGATACCGGATTACCCATCCCTTGCTCATTAAAAAACTGTGAATGTGATCGTCAATCGGTTGCGGGAAATTGAAGTCTGAAAACTGTTCCCAAAACTTATTTGGAACCATCGGGAACGGGCCATAAGCGCAATTCTGATACATGGACTCATTCAACTGATAATGCTGTGGCCGGATAAATGTCCCATCAGTAGGAACTCGCTCAAGAACCTCTGTAACATTTGGACCCTCAAAATACACGTCATCGTCCAGAAACCAAATCCATTTGCCAAGAGACGCGCGCGCGAGAGCTTCATAAAAATGATTCAATGACTCATACCCGGACTCGCGAGGGCCGGGTATAACCCTTATCTCCGGATATTGCTCCAGCAACGGTTTGTATCCATCAACGTCATCGTCATCAATCCGTAAAATCAGCTCGATCCTGCCCAAATCAAACAGAGACAAAAACGAATAGTACAATCGCGCTACACCCTCCGGATTACCTCGGGTTGGAAGCACGCACGAACAAAGAATCATTGATGTTTCGCTGTCCATTCTTGGTATTGGTTTTGATGATCGAAATCCTGAGTGAACCCGTCGTTGATCTCCGTCCAAAGCGACAAGTCGCAAACATGCTTATCGATCGGTTGATTGATCATCAGCCGGTAAAGATGCCACAACCGACCGCCATGCCGTGCGGCGTGTTCAAGCTGGCCTTTGTCGGGACCCATGCAATGGTTCCAGCACATCCCGAATATTTCAGCCGTAAACACCGAACCAAGAACCGATCGTTGCGCACCGTCATTTGCCAAATGGCCAATTGCACCGTCGCCCCAAACCACGTCGCCGCACAACACAACCGTGCAATCCTCGAAAAACCTGCGCGAAACGTCAATGCTATCGGTAATCGTTTTCCCATGCGGCAAACAACTACCGTGCGAACCAAACACGTCCTTCGGCCCAACGATCAACGGCGTGAACCCGATCGCGCGCACCTGACGCGACACACGTTCAACCAACGTTTCGCCCAGCACAGGCATGAGCTGTTTGGGCGTATCGTTGCCCCAGCGAGTCTGCGATCCGCCGCAAAGTATGAGCGCAACTTTAGCCATCGTCTTGCTCGCTTTTCTTACGGTTCAACGCGCGCACGAGACACGTTTCACAGCGCACCTTGCCACCGCGAACATGCGCAGAACCGTAGATTGGTCCTTTGCAATCGTCACAGTAAATGATGACGCGCCCTTTGGATTTATCGAAGCTCATTTCATCCCCACATTTTCGCAAATAACCGAATCACAACCAAAACGAAAGTTGCGATCAGTATGGAAGTAATCACAATGACAACTTGCGTTGCAATGTTTGAACTCAGTATCTCTTCGATTAACTTTTTCATGGACAACCATCGTTATCTTTACCCATCCCAACCAAAGACTGACCGTCGCGCCAATCTCTGTCCGGCACCCGCAAAACAGGCATCGGTTCGCCAGCAAGCACACGCTCACGAACGGCGCGCAATCCACCAGGACCGTAATAGTTCGGAGCCGTTCGCCGTCCGCCGCGGACCATGTTCAAGATCGCGTGACTTGCGTCTTTTTCGCCAAAATTGCTTCTGCCGGGCACATGTTTTTTGATGATACGTCGCAACGGCGGTTCAACGTGATGCAGTTCCTCGCTCTCGAAGGTCAGCATCTTCCGGCAATATTTCAGATGCCACCCGGCTTGCGCCAACATGATGCCCGCAATGTAGTCCTCACCGCTCATTGAATCCACGTCGGTGTCGAATCCGTTGATTCCAAGGAACGCTTCCACCGGAGCCGCAATCGAACAACCGAACATATCGCCGCCGCCGCACGGTTGCGGTGTCATCGGGATACCACCGCGCCAACGACAATCCCAACCGCTCGGATGATTCTCTAACGATTTGACTTCGCCGTTTTCAACCACGAGCTTGTTTACCTTCCGATACGCACCGCACGCAATCCAATGGCCAGCCATCGCTTCATGAATCTGATTCAACCAACCCGGCATCAGAACAGATATGTCGTCCACAAACGCAATGTAACCGTCGAGCGCATGGCAAATCCCTGTGTTCCGGGAGTTCGCCGCGGCGAAATACTCGTCCTTGGTCAATCGCTCTTTGCCCTGCCACACATTGCCCATCGGCGGAACAATCACCGGCACAGAATACCAGAATTTCGCGTAATAGCTCTGGGTACGTTCGGGTTCGTATTGACACCAGAAATCGACGACAACAATCTTAATGTTTGAGTAGTCGCCGCCGCACTCGCGATTCAACGAATCAAAGAACCATTGCGCCATCGGCTCGCGACGGCACGTTTGGTAAACGACTGTCAATTTCGTAGGCGGCACCTTTTCTGTTACGACTTCAGGCATAGTTAAATAATCCCGCTCTCACCCCTGGACGCACAAGCGCCGGGCGAATCGGAGGTTTAGCAGCGCAAATAGCATTTCACTCAACGTCTTTGAAACGCTTTTCACGAAACCGATTGGAGCGGGAAAAGTCATCGTCTGTTACGAACCCATTTTCCTTCTATATCATCAAACTCCGTACCGTACCCGGCTGATGGCGGCGTCCGGTCCATATCCAGCAATGTCCATTCACCTCTGATCCTAACGAACCACACACCAGATACTTTTTGCAACCAAACACAGTTTGGGTTCGGCACTTGCGCCACGAAGCCCAACCGAATCCCGGCCTTGATCAATCTCCAATGCAGAATCCCGATGACCGCCAAAATGCCGGTAAAAATTCGGTTCAGAAACATGCGCGTGTTCATTCAGGCTTCTCCAGTATCGCTAAGACGTTACGAAGCGTCACTTCCTCAGCAACACACCAAATCAACTGGTTATGATCGGTCGCATCCAAGATGACTTTGTTTTTCCTGGCTGATTCCAACCTTTCCGCGGTTTCATTGTGAAGCGTCCTAATAAACTCCCGTTTTTGATTGGCAGTCATCGTGTCACAACGTAAACCATCTTGTAGAATGGCACACTACGATAAACGATCTCACAGTTACCGGGCAAGTTGAACGGCGCACTCGCCGGATCGATCATAGACCATTGGCCGTCCTGGATCCCAATGTTGTTCATCGGCGCGCGGTTGTCCCAGTCATTCACCAACACGAGCGTCTTGCACCCTTTCAACGCTTCGATCAGTTCCAACGCGGTTTTGTGGCTCAGATGTTGGATCACATCTTTAACAATCGCAATGTCCGCCTCCGGTTTGATCTCGCGCACGTCACCCTGCACGAAGTTGATCATGCGCTTTGCACCCGGCGGCGTCACGTCTACCAAATCAATCGCGGTGTAATTCGATGGCACATGAAACCAATTGAGCGGTTTACCGTGGTAAATACCAAGATCGCCGCACCCAACATCAACCCACCGCGTGACGTAAGGTTGCCGAACCGCAAACCGTTTCAACCAATCCAAATACGGCCACGCATTCTCTGGTTTGCTGCCCGGGCCTGAGCAACCCTGCCAATCCGTAGCGTAATGCTGCGCGAATATTGGAGCAAGATCAGGCATGTTTGAACACCGTCCAGCATCCGCCTTCCTGCATCACATGATGACCGGCAAAGGCGTCTTGCACAGCCAATCGCACGCTTTCCATACCGAAATCGTGACCGCCCATCCAACGATTCTGGCGCAACCGCGGCCACCACGCGGAAATGTCCGCTCTCACAGAATCGTAATCATGCGCGCCATCGATGAACACGAAATCAACCGATTTCTCCTGATGCCGAGACGCCGCTTCAACAGATGACTCAACGAGCAGATGAACGACATCTTTCAACCCGCACGCCTCGATGAAATGCCGCGCCACACCTTCAAACGTGTTGCCGTTACCTTGGGCAATCTGACTCAACGCAACCTCGCGAATCGACGCTTCAACGGTGTCAAAATCGAACGTGTCCACGGTAAAGAACGAGATCTGCTTACCGCTCGCAACGATGCGTTCACCCATGAAACACGCCGACTTACCGAAGCACGTCCCGATCTCGATGAACACGCCGGGCGCACCGGAGCAATGTTCATCCACAGCACGCTGATAAAGATCGTGAAAATCGAACCAACCCGGTAACGATTGGTATCCGTCAACCTTCGTCATTTGATCCGCCTCCAATCCTTGCGCAACACGCGAGTTCGCACCTTCTGGTAAACCGTAAATCCCGGGTTTGGCGCGAGTAACCACCAACCCGCGTGCATCGGCGACGGACGCACATGAACCGTGCGACCAGTTCGCACATGCTGAAAAACCGGATACGGCGATTCAAAACGTTCAAATTTCATGACGGAATTTGCGTGTTTGGACGCATTGCGAACGTCCACTGGTTTGCCATCGCAGTAGCCACACCCGGCAGAGTTCGAGAACGTTCTTTCCACCTGTCAGCACTTGGAGGCATTTTCCAAATTCGTTGCTCCCTGCCCTCCACGATGCTGCTCGGCGTGAGACGCGGGAGATTTTTAAGCCAGAGGCACGTTGCCTTTTGTTCGCCGTGCCCAAACATCCATGGCTGAATCACCTGGTCGGGCTTTCGGATTTTAGACGAAATAACACTGACCGGGTTTTCGAGGGCGATATGTGAGATTGGTGCGTCGAGCAGTAAACGCACGAAATCCAAAGCTTCGGCTTGTTCGCGCACTTTGTTCTTGAACCAACGCGCACCACTGACAGCCAAATGCGTACAAGGCGGATGAAAAATTGCAAATTCCCAAACGTCAGCCAGCACATCCCGAACGTCGCCTTGAATGTGTGGCCCTCCGGATTCACAAGGAAGCAAATCGCAGCTCCAAGCGTCGTGACCTAAACGCAAAAAGGCATCCCTCACAATTCCCGAAAATTCGCATCCAACAAGAACTTTCATTTTTATGGAGGAATTTGTGTGTTCATTTGCCACGCAACACGCGGCAAAACCGCATACGCCTTCACAAGCGGCAACACATGCAGCGCCATTGCAATGTCGAGTTTGCCCCAGACGCGCTCGCATTTCTCAATCAACACCGGAAGCACTTTGCGCCGGATAATGTAGCAGTGCGTGCAAAGAGCGTAGGACACGGAATACAACCGGTCGCTGATCCGTTTCTCGCCGTGTCCCATACAACAACACGAGCCGGGATACAAAATGTCCCAGTCTGAATCCATGTTCGTCATGGCGTGCTCGATGTGCGCCAGCCATTCCAAAGAAAATCGCACGTCATCCTCAAGGATCATGAACGTTTCAAACTGTCCCAAAAGCTCAATAGCCTTCCACAGTATGAAATGGCTCATGTGCAAGTTCGCCGGTTTCGGTCCCGGATTGTAGCCGCTTCCGGCAACGTCAACCTCATACGAATGCCGCGTCCAAAGTCCGGTGATCTGATGATCCAAGCCGTAAAACGGTTCAGCCGCAATGCCGCGCTCTTGCAAGTGCGATTGCGTAGCGTTCAACCGCGCTGTATCGCGTTTGAGCGTGAGAATGAAAGTGCGATCGATCATTTCTTGCGATTCGCCAACCAGTAACCAGTTATCCCGCCTAAAATTGCAGCCGTAGTCCACACGACAAACTGAATCAATGAAATTGCGATAGCGTCGGTATAGCTCATAATCCCTCCGCTTCGATGAGTTTAACGATGCGCCGTTGCACAAACCCCTTCTCTTGCCGCACGGTTTCCGGAGTCAGATGTTCCAAGCGCGTTGGCCACGTCGCAGTCTGCCACAGATGCGCCAGCATCGCCTCCGGATGCGGCTCGCGCTCTGCATCCTCAAACAACGCTTTCTGACCAACGTCACCCCAACCGTGCTCAAAAAAGTAGTGCTCAGGCAGAACGGTCACAAGATGCGGCCACCACTTGGCCATTTGCCCAGGGAGCCTGACGGAATGAGCATCCCATTCAGCAGGGTTAAACGATGAATATGCTTCCCCCCAACGTTTGATGAATTCATCGCCCTTGGACGCGATCATGACCGCATTGCAAAGACCGTAATCGCCGTTGATGCGGCCAAGCATCGGAGTTACCGCCGGAGGAAAAAGCAACGGGCGCAACGCGAAAACGTCAATGTCCAAACCGATACCACCGTGTTCAAGGCACCAACGCAATCTCATCCAATCCGAACGATGCGCTGAATGAGTCATTTTAGGTTTGAACGACAACGGCATCCCGGCGTAATACGCATGAACACCTGGCAACTGTAACGTAAGGTTCCACCATTTATTCGAATTATCCGATTCCCCAGGAAAAAACTCCGAGTAAATCGTCACTGGCATCTTTAACACGCGCACCCAACTGAGCACACACGCGTAATGAATGAATGAAAACGGTTTGCCGCCGAAATCCGGCACGAGCCCGAACGTTGTGTGAATTTGCGCCGGGATCATTTTTTGCGTTCCTCACAGCGCCGCACAGCACAAATCGCCGTCAATAAACAGTTCAATGCCAAAAACACAAACAGCACGTTCAATCCAGCTGTACGATACGCCGCAATACCACCGAACACTAAAAACAACAGAAGGTAAGTATCAGCCATGCGTGCGTCACTCACAACGGCGGTTCCTTTCGTTTCGCCCATTCCTTGGCGAGTTCAGCGGTGTAATTCTGCGGACCTTGAACTGTCCCGATGAAAAACCCGACCTTGAACGCCAGATACGGCAGTTCCCGGACCTTGGCCGATTGTTTCTTCCAGTGCAGCCGGGCGCACCGTTCCATGATGCGCTCGGCTTGTTTGGTGGTTGGGCAGGCTTTCTTGAGTCCAAGAACGTCTGCGAGCGGTAGTAGGCGGTCGCTCATAGCTTGCCTGACGGTTTACGCTTCCGCCGTCAAAACGTCAAGCAATTATTTTGCAGTCGGTTTTGCCGCGGCTTTTTGCCGTTGCGTTTGCACTGCCACAGCCGTTTTCACTGTGCCGGTCTGAATTTCGTGCGCGGTCTTGGCGTCCGTGATCGCCTGGTTGAACTGTTGGTTTTCGGCTTTTAACCGCAACGTTTCATCCTGTTTCTCTCTCTTGAGCGCGAGGTTTGCCTGATCTTTCTGCGCTTGCAACTGAAGTTTCATCACCGCCGTTTGCATCTCGCGATCCTGCATCATCGCCTGTTGTTGCGCTTGCGCCTGTTGTTCCTGAGCTTGCTGAATCTGCTTGCCAAGTTCATCCGTCACGGCGCTGAGTTGCTTGAATTGCAGCATGAAAAATTGCACCTGCTGTTTGCGCTTCGGATCTTGCGCCATCCGTTGCAAATGTTGAACAACATGCTTCCCGCCGGTGTCCAATGTCGTCCAGACTTTCATCGGATCGCCGCCTTCCCGCAACGTTCCCGCCGCCGCATTCAAGAACCCGAAATGCTCATCCAGATGCCACAGATCATTCTGTTGACCTGTCACAAGCGAATTGCCGCCTTGCGCGAAGTCGTTGTTTTCCTGTTGCGCCTCCCAACGATTCTCGGCTTCCGTCGGCGACATGTAATTGTCGTAACCGCCCGCATACCGATTGACGTGCTCGCGCCCGACCGCAGCCGCAACCAGATCGCGAACCACCGCTTGTTTGCCTTCCTCCGGCAACGTCGGCCATACCGTGTTCAGGATCATGTTGAGCGCCTGAATCCGAACGAAACTCGATCCTTGACCGCTCGCGCGAGTCGCGCGCACATGACATTTGTCGCGCACCTTTTCAAGCGGCACGCTATCTTCCTTGCAACGCTTCTGAAAGTCCAAGGCGAGCTTGAGCCATTTGTTGGTTGTGCTGCCTGGAATCTCGCTGCTCAACGCGCGCCGGAACCGTTCCGAATACCAATCATCCAACTGCTCGTAGTATCGCGCGATCTGGGTTTTGGTCAGTGCGCTCTGCTGTTGAACGTCCTGATTGACCTCGTAAGCTGTGCGCGGGTTACCTTGCTTGGCCTGCGCAGACTCAACTCGCGACCGATACTGCGACAAATTCGCCGTCAACGTGTTGTCCATGTCCAAAGAAGCAACCTTGAACGCGTCCAACACACCTGGCACCGCCACATTCGCAACGTAATCAAACCCGGCAGGCATCACGGTATATGGCCCGAGGTGCGTCATGGAAAGCTGTTGCGCACCTACACCGCCACCCAATGACTTAAGCATCACGGAACCGCGGGCAAAAGCCGAATCCACCATGCCGTTTTGCAATCGCATTTTCGCCACAAGCAGTTTGTACATCTTCACGCCCAGACCGCGAACGGAATGCGCCGTGCCGTCGCCGCGATCGTAAAAGAACGGGCAACACGCCTGTTTCATGTTCTCGAATGCGTTCTCTTTCTGAAACAAAAACGTGTCGTTGGCCGTATCATTCTCGTCCGCCCACACCTCACTCACCGTCGATGGCGCGCCGTCCTTGGCGAATTCCTTGTAAAGCATCCGGATCGTTCTCACCATTCGCACGCGATCAGACAACCAAAGATCGTTATTGCGCAATGCTTGCTGCCATGTTTCCCACTTCTGCCAGTTGCGACCGAGCGGGTCCGCTCCGATCTGATCGCTGCACAGCATGATGCTGCGCTTTACCGCAGCCACGTCCCAACCAGCCATGCGCGCCGCGTCTTCGTCACTGATGAATTCGTAAAGCTGGCTGACTGTATATTGATAAAAGAAAATGACCCATTCCCACCGGGTCACATTGGACTCCGACCAACGCGGCAACAGCATGTCCTCGAAACGCACCGGGCGACTTCTCCAATCCAAAGGATCTTCAAACAGATGCGGCCCGGCACCGTACAAAACCATGTCATGCTGCGAAAGTTGAATGTTGAAATCGAAATCTTCGTCCTGCCGCTGTAACCATTCGAAATTGCGAGTCAGACATTCACTCCATTTGTGCGCATCCGGGTTGTTGTAATCGTCCACCTCGACAGTCGCGTGCGTTTCAACTTCGCTGAACAAATCATAAAATGCCGTGAGCGCAACATTCAGGAACGCTTCCGCTTCGCCATTGTTGAAGTTGCTCCGATACCGTTGACCACTGCGATTGATCGCGCCCTGGTCGTACGGCGGGTTGCCGTCCACAAGCCCTTTGACGAGTGAATTGCGCTGGGACCGAAGCGCGTTGTGCCGACGCGCGCGAGCGTACATATCGCGCACCTGCATAGCTGAATCGATTCGCGTCCGCGGCGGTCGCCCGCTGGCATCCAAAGACGCAAGCTCGGTCATGGCGGCATTGAGAGTTTTTGCTGTTACAGGAGGCACTTCCATAGATCAACCTTTGAAAAGTTTAGTTTCATCTTTCACTTCATCCCACTTGCCCAACGGACATTTCTCCGTAGCAAGAAAAAGCTTGAGCGACAAACAACCGCATTGCCCGCAGCGGCCCATGTGAAACCCGGCATCACCGTGCCATTGCGGACAAGCAGACGTACCTTTCTCGACGCTGCCGGTGCAAACGTCACGACGCGACATCATCTGTTCCCAAGTCAAAACCGGCGCGCCTTGCTTCACCCACGCCACCATCGATCCGGCAAACGTTTGAGCAAGTTGCGTCAACGACGGTGCGTGTGCTTCCCGGCATTGCGTTGGTATCCGAGCGCAAATGGCATCGATCACCTGTTGTTCCATCGACGCTTCCGTAGGCAGATTGTTCATGCGCCGATACCGCCGGATATTGTCAAGCAACTGCTGGAAACTGGACGCACGATGTTGATGCTGAGTGTGCGGATCGATAAACGTCCAACCTTGCGGCGGTGTCCACGAAATATCTCTAAAAGTTAAAGCCACCAAACCCCTCTTTACCAACAAAAAAGCCGCGTTGCAAGATTGAACCTGCAACGCGGGAAACGGCCATACCAAACCGTAGACAACCCCACCCCGCCGCTACCAGAGCGTGCCCACCCCTGCCATAACTCGGATTACCAAATCTCACATCACCGCAACGCACCAGGCCCGACCAGACCTACCCCTGCCGCGCATCGCAATGCCACACCGCACCTGACCATACCGGCCTTTCGGCCCGGACCCTACCAAATCACACCAAACCATACATTTCCCCGCCACACCCTGCCTAAACCGACCCTACCGAACCAAACCCGTCCATACCGGGCCCCACCTAACCGTACATTGCCCCACCACACCAGGCCGATCCTCAGCAAAACACATCTCGGCACACATCGGCTATCCTTTCCAACCCTCACCCGCCCGAACCTAACCACAACCTGCCGTGCCCTACATCACACAACCGCACCCAAATCAATCGTCCAAAACTTCGAACGCCGTCACGTTAAAGCGGCCGTACGACGGACGAAAGTCCGCAAGACCGATCAGTTTCCCGGCGTTCTGAATCGTTGCGTTCAAGAACTGAGCATCGATATATTCGGGAAGGTTCACCATCAAAACGAACGTCGCGACCCAGCCGGTAGCCATTGCAGGACGCACGCGAGTAATGCCGTTGCGTTGAATGACCACGCGTCGTTTATCCAAAAAATCCCACGTTTTGCAACCGAGACTCGCTAACGGCGTCAATGACACAATCGACGCTTTGAACAAGTCCATTGCGCTTTTCCGAGGCGACCGAGGGTCTTGCTGGAATTTTGCAGCGGCGATGATTGAACCGCGCAGGTATTCTCCGGGAATGCACAATTCCTCTTGTTCATTGCGCCAAACGTAACTCTCCAAATCATCGGTTTTCTTTTCTGCGCTGCCCTTTTTAGCTTTTGACTTGGACTCGACGCTTTCGCAGTTCCAGCGGTGAAACAAAATCGGGCACACGCCTTCAATTGTCACTTGCACACGATACGGCATCCCGATTTCGATTCCGCCACGAGCGCCGTTTGTGGGTGATTCACCGCCAATTGCGGTGGTTCTGTTTGCTACTTTGACCATAGGTTGTTTTGTGAAAAAGATGCGCATTGAGAAGTTGGACTGGGTAGACGTGACGCTCACCTGTCTGACAGGCCCAATGCGCATCAAGCTTTTTGATGATCCAAACGTTAAGCGTCACGCGCTCATTCTTCAAAAGAACGAACTGTTGTCAAGCTGATTTCCTGAAGTAAGCATCCCTTCTTCCGCAAGCATTTCCTCTGCGCCTTGGTCGCTGTTCAAATGCGAGTCATCGTAGACTTTATCCGCTTCACGAGCCGTTTCCTGCGCTTCACGCGCGCCTGCGAGATTGTACACCGTCCCGGCAACGTGCCCGAGACTGCGGGCGAGATCCACAAGCCCGACCACGCTGTCGGCGTAGTCCGGTGAGCGCCCATGTCGATCCTTGTAATCTTCCTTGGTTTCAATCGAATACTTGCGCCCTTTGAAATCGAACTTGCGATTGCAAAACTCCGTGCAAGCCTGTTGCGAAAGTCCGCGCAATTGACCGCCCACAGCAAACTCGCGGGCGCTGAACCAAAGCTCGGTCACACGCCGGTCATACACCTCAACGGACGGGCGCATGTCCGCTTGGCCGCTTGGCATTTTGCTGGGCGCACCGCCGTATTCAACGCGATGCACCTGCCCCCATTCGCCTGCAATGATCGCCGCAACACCGCGTCCGGTTCCTGTCGCGTCAACGGCCAAATGTTCAGGTTTCACCCCGCGCCGCTTGCATTCTTCAATGACCCGGCGCGCGATCTGAAAGTCGATCTCGTGCGCACTGGTTGCATTTGGTTGAATGACGATGGGCGCGCGACATTCAATCCCGAACCCACCGCCGACATCTCCGAGCGCGGCAAATTGCAATACGCAATCGTCCCCGCCAAAAGCCGTGTCCAACGAAGCAATCTCGATCCTGTCACCAAGGAACAGCATACGACCTGTCAGATCGTATTTGCTGATCATCGTTTCGGAGAAAACTGTGTTGGTCAATCCTTCCGGTGGCCAAAAGCCGCGTGTTTGCGACCAAAACTTGTGACTTTTCGCAGCGTCATCGTTGACCTTTTCAAGGTAACTTTCGTAAGTGTAAAGGAACGGAAAGATCGTCTTTGCCGCTTTAACGTTGGGCGATTCAAACGCATCGAAATGCAGGCAAATCCCGGGAGCCAATCCCCATTCTTTCACGCCTTTTGTTCGCCAACGCTCCGAGGATACACTGACGCTGTTCCAACCTTTCAACGGTTCAGAAGCGCGCCCATGATTGTCCAGCTTGGATTCAGCATTGCCAATGATCAGGACAGTCAGGTCCAGACAACCTTCTTTCATGTTGTTGATGGCCTCGAAGATGGCGGTCGGCGTCAGGTTCGCTTCGTCTATGATCAGAAGGATGCGGCTGGCGTGCTGGCCCTTCAGATTTTCAACGGCTTTTTGAGTTTCGCCGTCTTTTACCGCCAACGCTGCAATGGAAAATTTCTCATCACCTTTTTTGTGCTGAAGCATCTTGCGGCTGTCAACCATATGACAACCCATGCTGTTTGGAATACCGCGCACATCACAGGCTTCCGTGTAGAATTTGCGAATAACCGGCCAAACCCGCTTGCCGATCATGTCTTTGGTGGTCGAAGTCAGGCGCACAAACGAATCGAACTCAGGCGCAAGACGGCCCGCAAGGAACCACGCGCAGGCAAAAGCGCCCGCAGCGAATGTTTTGCCCGCGGCAGCCGATCCCGTCCAAACCACCGTGCGTTGAATCATGCGCCCGGAACGCGAAGCATATTCAGGCTCGCAAAGGGACCGGATCTGTTCGGTTAACCACTCGTTCCATTGCAACGCCGGCCACGTCAACGTCATTGCGCGTCGCATGTGCTCAAATTTCCCGAGCCCTTCCGGCGGATCATAGAGAAACGCAGCAAATTCAAGCTCTTGCGGCGTGAGATCCGTGTTGCACCGAATACCGTAAAGATGATTTTTCAACGAAAACGGACGATGCCAGAAAGTTTTGCTTGACGCAACGCTGAAATTCTGACGGAATCACGTCACAGCACAGGCGCGTATGAAATACAATCCACGAATCGTTGCAGCGTTCTTCGAACAACACGGCCTCGGAAAACCCGAGTTCGAATATCGGTTTCACACAACTCGCAAATGGCGCTTCGACATTGCTTGGCCGCAATCAAAAATCGCCATCGAAGTGCAGGGCGGCATCTGGAGCCAAGGCGCGCACTCGCGCGGAGCAGGGCAACGACGCGACATGGAAAAGCACAATGCCGCAACGTCGCTTGGCTGGCGCGTGTTTTACGTTGAACCCAAGAACCTGTGCTTAATGGATACGATATCCATGCTGTGGAGGGTGTGTTGACAATGACCACGAATTTGTCAGTCAGCGGAGCGTTACTCGCGCATGATGCAACGGAACCATCGGCGACCCGGACCCCGTGACTGGGAGAATAGAGTAAACCCGCTGGTTGACATCTGATCGCAAACCGTGATGAAAAAACAACGCTCTGAATTCCGGACGTGGTTTGTGGCGAAACATGGGCAACGACCAAATATCGGCAACACAACAGATGAAGAACTGCGAAGAATGACGCTGCTGGGCGAAGGTGCCGCGCGCGAATTGTACAACCGCAAACTTTACGATGCCAGGCTTGAGTCGGCGCTTTACGCGTGGACAGCCAAAGATCAACACATCCGTAAGCCGTGAGTGCGGAAAGCCCGAGGCCCTCATACGTCCTTTCCTCTACGCGCAGCCGGAACGCAGCGGGCGATAACCACGGAACCGGCAACCTGAAAAAAGAATCAGGGAAACCGTAAAAACGTTGACAGGGTTTTGCGGATTTGGTATCGGAAAACGAACGCACGGCCAACTATGTTGAATTTGCTCACTCATCGCAGCGGTAGGTCCCTCCATTCGCACGCCACTCGTGCGACCGTGTGTTGGCCTGTGCGAACCGCTGCGATTAGTGGGCAACAACCACGGACCACTCATGTCAGATACCACACTCGTTACTCCGCTCACGGACGATGAAAGAGTTCGCTACCAACACAATAAATCGATAGTCATCGATTTCATTTCCAGGTCCACGGTTGCGGAACCGGCGCTGAAGGAAATCCGGGATCAACGGTTGTATCGGGAGGAGTTTGGGACATTCGAAGCATTTTGCACAACCGTCTTGAACTGCACAGCCAGACGCGTAAATCAGCTAATTCAATCAGTTGATCTAATGCAAACACTCGACCCAGAGAATGGTTCCCAAGGGTCGAAATTTCAAAACGGGCAAAAACCCCAATGTTTCGAGGGCATTTCCGATGGGAACCATGGTTCCCATATTAGAAACGAACGACAATCGCGTGCGTTACACCAAGTTCCTGAAGATAAACGCGAAACCGTCATTTCCGAGGCAACAAAAAACGGCAAACCGTTAACGGCAAGCAGGATAACACAGGCTGCAAAGGCGATTTCGGCAAAAACCGCGCCGGTGCGCCGGGACAAGACCGGGTTCAAGATCCCGGATGACCTGATCTCGCACTTCGATCGAACGGAGGAGTTTAACCGCCATTTTCTGGGAACTATCACCCAATTGCGATCTGGGTTGCGAGATGCGCAAGAAACGAAGGATGCGTTGTTTCGGGAAGTGAACTTCAACGCGGCGTTTTCGGATCTGGACAATCTTTGGTCCAACCTGAAGCGTGCTGTGCCGTATGCGGTATGTCCTTATTGCCAAGGCGTTATGCGCAAAACCTGCACGGTTTGCAAAGCAACGGGCGTCTTGAGCAAATTCACGTTCGACACGTGCGTGCCGGAAAACATAAAGGCTACGCGCGCAAAGAGCTGCGAACGAAAGTAGCGAATGCACTACCAGGAAACAAAATACGGCTTTGACTGGGGCGCGGCGAAAGTCGCGCGCTGCTTCTCGGATGCGAAGAAGGGATGGGTGACGTTACTGCTGGAAACGCCAAAGCACAAAGGAGGCAGCGCGATTCAAATCTACATCACGAAAACCGGCAAAGTTCGGATTGCCGATACTCGCGGCGAATGGAAATCGCCGAACAAGGAGTTGACACCATGACAACCGACGAAAACAACATGAAACATTCAGTGCCATGGCTCGGGCTTTTGGCGGAGGAAGATGGAGAAAAAGTTCCGTGTGCACAATACCGCCCGTTTGAGCGCCGATGCCACATCCTTTGGGTAAACCATGTCAAAGACGCGAAGTGGCCGCCGTTAACCAAGTCGGCATCGGAAGTGACGCCGAAATTCCAGCCTGTGCGATGAACATTCAACGGCTTGTTTCGGCTACCGAAGGACGGCGCAATACTTCGGTGCATCGCCTCCGACGGAATAGACAACGTGGACGCTCGTTTCAAGTGGCAGCACGTCTCCGTATCCGTTGAGCAGGACAAACGCCCGCCGAAATGGAGCGTTATGTGCTGGGTCAAAGACTTGTTTTGGGAGCCGGAAGATGTCGTGATGCAACTGCACCCGCGCAAGTCGCAATACGTCAACTTCCATCAAGGCTGCTTGCACCTGTGGTGACCTCTGCCACCAAACCCACCGATCCCAGAGCCGCTATCGATCATGGTGGGACCAAGATCATGACCACCAAAGCACAACGCATTGCCATTGCTGAAGCCTGCGGGTGGATCCTGGACTCATGGCGCTGCGCAGATGGCGGCAGAAGATGGATTAAAGGCGAGCTTTACGCCTATGAGAACGACATTGGCGACGGGAGGACCCTACCTGACTACCCCGGCGACCTTAACGCGATGCATGAAGCAGAAAAGCGCCTAAACGCTCAGCAACAAGATGTGTTTGCAGCCTACTTGGGAGGTTTAACCGGCGGGAGACAGATCGACTTTGGTGCGGCCAGAATCAACTGCTCGACCAAGATACTCTTTGCCACCGCCGCCCAGCGCGCCGAGGCTTTTTTGCGCACGCTTGACAAGTGGGAGGACGACTCGTGAGCGAAAACATCGGCGTCGGCTATCGACCAGCGCAAGACGGTTTCTGCATGGCTTGCGGATCGTCGCGAGGACTTATTCTGCACATCCTAGTCCAAGGATGGCAAACGCGTTTCTGTGATGAATGCTTCGATCAGGTGATTGCAGAGGTAAAAAGGCGCAGGCAAAGAGCCGTGCCAACAATGCGGCGGATTGGGCAGCGATCCCCTATCCCGCTCAAGGAACTTCAAGAGGCGATGGAAAAGGATTTCCGCCAACAAATGATCGACTCACTCACGCCGGATCGTGGGTACGGTTTCCCGACAGACAATGTGTATGCGCTTGTCGCCAAGTATTGGCTCAACAAGAAATAGACCACATAAACCCGCAACAACCGCCCTCGATCATGCCGACAGCACTTCGCAAGACCTACGCTGCGCCGTGCCGCATCTGCGGGAAGATTGTTCGCGTGCGTGCCGCGCGTGGAAACTGGCTCGGAGCCATCTATGAGGGCCGTTGCCTGGGCCGGCAAAGAATGCGAAGGTTGGGTGCATGAAGTGCGCGACAAAGAATTGATTGAACCGCGATCATGAACCGCCGCTCTTTCCTTTCCTCGCTCCTGACCGCAGGCGTCGAGCCGCTCTGGCTCAAAGGCTCCGGTCGCATCTGGAAGCCGGTTTATGCGCCTGTTACTGGCAATAAAAGGTGGGTATATACAATCACAAACTTCACTTTTGACTTTAAAACTGGAATGCTCGACACCACGAAACCTTTAATGATTGATACAGCGTGGGAGTGGATAGCGCCAAACGAAAAAGACTTTGTTCGAATTGTAGAGCAGAAGCGGAGACAAGGCGCGCAGGTGAAACCGCTTTAACGGTTTATGCAAGAGATTCTCGATATCGGGTTCGCGCACGACCGCACGACGGGCAAAGAAGACTGGCTCACGCCGCCCGATCTCCTCCGCGCGCTCGGAGACTTCGACCTCGACCCGTGCGCCCCAATCGGGAGACCGTGGGATACGGCAAAGAAACACTACACGATGGAGGACAATGGGCTACTCAAGCCGTGGCTCGGGCGCGTGTGGCTCAACCCGCCATACGGCAACGAAACTGAACGATGGATTCGAAGACTCGCCAACCACGGAAACGGAATCGCCCTCATTTTCGCGAGAACTGAAACCAAAACATTCTTCCCGTGGGTGTGGGAATACGCGACCGGGCTACTGTGGATCAGGGGTCGGCTGTGCTTCTACACGCGAGAAGGGAAACGGGGTGGGACCGCGGGAGCGCCAAGCGTGCTCATCGCCTACGGCCAGGAAAATGCCGAATGCCTGAGGACGTGCGGACTACCGGGACACTTTACATCCAACCGCGCAGTTGAACCTGATTTAACCGGTTAACCCAGAGATTCAAAACAACCAAAACATGAACATCGAAAAGAACATTCCAATGCCGAAGCAATCACGCGCTGGTCTAGTTTCAACTACCCTCAAAACCATGGAGATAGGAGACTCTGTTGTGTTGCCCCTTGGCATGGACATGAGATGGAGGCAGGCTGCCAGAAATTGCGGATACAAGGTGGCAGCTCGAAAAATATCTGACACCGAATGCCGTCTGTGGCGAGTGGCTTGACAGAAAACAGGCCGCATTCCCATCAAAACGGAGCAGCTGGGTCTGTCTGATCGGTCGCATGAATTTTTCCTCTTGACGACATTCCTGACTTTTGCTTTTCTACCGCCATGTTGACAGTTAATCCAATACGCCCCCGAGGGAACCGCCTAGGCAACGGCCCTCACCAGTTCCGGGGAGAAATCCCGACTGTCAACATGGGGGCGCCACTTTCCAGTTTGCGCATGACCCAAAAACAACCACAGGGCATGTGCTCGTTTTCCCGTGCCGAGCGGGATCGGTTTTCAAACTCGGCAGTGTGTAACGTTGACGGAGCGCAGAGCAAATACCAATGCGCTCATTTCGTGTGATAGTAAGCAGTTCTTCAATTGAGATGTCCGGAGCGGGAAACCGCTCACTCCATGGCAACTCCCATGCAGTTCCGGCGCGGGCCTCGGATTCTCAGAAAGCTAATTGTCTTGGACCTTCCCTCGACCATTCCGTTTCGGTGCCCAAAGGCCATCTTCCAAGACTCCAATTCTGGACTTACCAGCTCATACCTGCTGCCCAGATCAGGATGCCCACTCCCAACTGCCCAAAGCCACTCACGTCGCCCTCCGTTAACGTCAGATACCCGATCGGACCCTCCCTTAACAGGGAGAATAACGCCCTGACAAGCGCGGTCCTTGGCTAATTCCAGGTATCTTTCCTCTACACACTTCTGTCGTAGGGAGTGGTGTGCTTATTCACATTGCTCAGTTCATTGTCCCATTACCAACTACATCTCCTTTGCCAGCTTATTCCGTAACTCTAGCTACCCGCGCCCCCAATACCTCCATTTTCGTGGGGCTCACAAGTCTAGCTATCAGCGTTCAAATTCGTTCCATTTTCTCGTGGTGCACGCATACACAAGCCATGACCGAAAAGGGCTTCTGGGTTCGCGCTTGGCATCACCACCACGCGAGGAATAACGATCTTTAGTTCCGGGCCGAATGGGCTTTGACCTATCGGCACCTCCTCCGAGGAGCATGCGTCGCACAGCTGGACGGCGCGGTCGCACTCGGACGGTCGGGGCCCGATGCGCGCGTGACGGGTTGCTTTCCCGACCGGTGCTCAGCTCGGGTTACTGCTCACATCGATGGCAGCCTCGATCGCTTGATCATCGTCCACGCCGGCGCGATTGCTCACGCTGATCGCGAGTCCGACCCTTACCGCAACCGGCCTGGCGTCCGCGGAGTCCAGGCCGTAAGCCTGCCGCGCGACGCTCACGACGTCCTTCCACGCACCGACCTGATCGCGGGTTGCTCGTGCACTTACCTCAGTGGCGCGCCTATCTTTCAGAGTGTCCAGCAACTCAACAGCTTCCGACTGAACGCGAGCAACGAAGAGAGCGGGTGAGGCAGCCGCTTGGAGGAGGCGAGCGGCGCGTCGATCCGCATCTTGTGCAATATTTGCACGATCGATGCGGGGTGGTGCCATGGACGGTGCAATGGGTGCAGCATCCTGGGAGGCTAATGCATCTGGAAGGAGGGCGAGTTTGCGGGATTGATGCCATTTACCGCGGGCGGCGTAACCTGCGAGGGTACGGAGCGGGACATTAAAGCGTTGAGCGAGAGACTTTAGCGTAAGTGCAGCATCCGTGACATAGGCGGTGCGGATGGCGAGCCAGTCTGGCATTTGGGGAGAATGCCAATGAATAACGATAAAGTCAAGGTAGAAGTGTGCAACAGGTTGGAGGAGAGTTAGATACGCGTGAAAACTTTAACGATACAAATTGACTTGAGCGGGGCGATAGCTAGGTGGGTGGTATGTGTAGATGGGCGCGGATGCGAGCAATTACTCTAACGATAGAGTAGCTAGTGCGGTGCCAAAGCGTTGCGGGAGAGCGAAATAAACATGGAGCGGAGAGTGAAATAGTTGTTGCGATGTGCGGAAGGACTAGCTAGAGTGTGATCAAGGCAACAACCGCCCGCGAGAGCGGGCAACGAAAGGACAACAATGAAACTCGGAGAGATCAAATTCACCGGCGAAGCCAGCCCGCTCAAGACGCAGGCCAGGATCAAGCGCGCGTCGGAAAAAATCCTCAACGCGGGGCGCGACCAACGCTACACACCCGAATGGACGGAGGGCGTAGATGTGACTGAGGGCGCAGAAAAGTGCGGATACGGCGCGCTGCACGTCTCGGGCACTGTGCAGTACTGGAATGGCTACGCGACTGTGACCTGCGCGTTAAAAAATCATGGATCGCAGTGGCGGAACTACGGCGCTCCACACGGCGCGCTGCACGCCGTTTCGCTCGCACTCGAACAAATCGCGTGAACAACCGCCCGCGAGAGCGGGCAACGAAAGGACAACAATGAAAGCAGAGATTCAATCGCGGGAAGGCAATGCGACGTGGTATAATATCACTCCAGAAATCGGGCACGTGCAGGTACTTCGGTTTGGTGCGAATCACCCGCACGGCAAGCCGTTTTTTTGCGATGGGCAATTTTTTTGCACTGAGCGGGAGGCCATCGATTCATTTGTACGCAGGGCATCAGCCCCACGAACCCCAGGAATGCTCCTCGCAATTCGAGACGTGGACTGTAACCCCGCTGAATTGCGCTGTGAATAATAGTAGATTGCTCCCTCGTCCCCTCGGTGGGGACGCGGGAGCAATCACTCCCCCGCGCGAGCAGGAGAAAGGAAACAATGAAGACGACTTGGGACAACTATAAGAGTCTGACCGCGGCAAAGAGGCAGGCGGCGGCCAACAAAAAACGAGGCAACACTTGGACGCATATTCGCCAGAGGATCAATGGGCGATTCGCGCTCGAAACCTCACCCGGAAAACAAACTGTGTTTAGTGCGTGAACAACCGCCCGCGAGAGCGGGCGCGAAAGGAAAAGAGAATGAAAACGATGGAACCTGATCAAATCAGTGAGCGCAAGATTGCCACGTGGCAATCGTCAGACCCGGCGTGGCCGTGGTATGCAGTGGCGGAACCAAATCACGACACTCAATGGTTTCGCACAGCGGAAGAAGCTCGGGTGTACGCCGCAACACGCGCCCGCATTACACACAGTGTGATTGTACACCGATGACCGCGAGACTCCGCGAGAGCGGGCACGAAAGGACAAGAGAATGAAAACGAAGACGAAGAACGCATGGCGCCGGTTCGTGCGCGCGGCGAAGAAAGCTGGCGCGGTGCGCTGGCAGCGCAGTTACCACGGTGTTGGACGGGAGTCCGGTCAAGGCTTCGACGCCCGCGCGAGCGGAGAAAGGACAACATGAACACTGAACCTTCCATCGGACAGGCCGTCACCGTCAAAACAGGCAAATGGCGCGGTTGCATCCTGACCTACGTTCAACCCGTCAAAGCTGGTCATCTCGTCATGAATTCCAACAGCATCGGCGGCACAATCGTTGTGCCAGACGTGGAATTTTACAGCGATTCCACAACACTTTCCGTGGAACGCGCAAAGGATTTCCTGAAATGAATCCTAAACAACAACGCGCACGGCGCGCTTTGGTGGCGTCTTTGCTGCCCAAGGAGCCTTACACGCTGGAGCAGATGAAACAACCGCACCCGCCACGCTATGCCAACGAACTCGATCTTTGTGCGCGCGAAATTGATCGCGCCCTTGGCGAATACCACCGCGCACTCGCTGACCTGTTCGCGGAACCGTGCGCAACAAGTGTGTCGCGGCGCAACGTGGATCAGGCCGCGCGCAAACTTTCCGAGTCGCACGCGGCTGCGCTAGCCAAGGAAGCGACGGTCGTAATGTACCAACGGAAACAGAAACGAGAACAAATGCGCGCCCGTATCCGGGCTGCGCTCAACCAAAAGGACAAACCATGTTAATTTTCCATCGCTTTCCATCGGCTGCGGCTGCGGACAATTTCGCAATTGCCGTTCGCGATCGATACGGGCTCTTGACTCGCGTTTGCGCGAACCAGGCGCACTCGGATCAGGTGGACCCGTTTCCATTCCGGTTGACCGCGCCGATTGTGCTCGTAGAGTGTCGCGTCAACGTCAACATACCCGACGTGGCGGAAATGTTTGCGGACTTCGGCGGGCGCTTCGCCGGAACCTAACCACAAAACCAAAAGGACAAAATGAAAACAGCAACCTCAACAACAGCAGCCCAGCCAAAAACCTATAACGGCTGGGCTAACTACGAAACGTGGGCGGTTAAACTCTGGATCGATAACGAGGAGGGCACCTATAATTACTGGCGCGATCACGCGCGCGAAATTCTAGACGGTTGGCGTTCGTCCGACAAAACCCATTGGCACGATTGGCAACAGGGATTCACGCCCGAGGAGCGCGCCGCGTTGCAACTGGCAGAGAATCTTAAAGGCGAGCACCAAGAAGCTTTGCCAGGGCTGCAAGGATTCGCTGCGGACCTCCTCAACGCCGCCATGAGTGAAGTGAACTGGCACGAGATTGCCGAATCGCTGTTGGATGACGTGCAAAACGCATGAGCAAACCTCAAACTCAAAGGACACAATGAACTGGTCTATCACATGGCATCGTCGCACCCGGCAGGACCCATGCCCGATTTGTGCGCACCCGGATTGGTGCACGCACTCGGAGCTCGGTTCCTGTTGTATGCGCGTCGAGAGCAGCCGCCCGCTCAAAAACGGCGGTTGGCTCCATCACCTGGACGCCAAAGCGCAGCCGGTACCCGCTAAACCTCCCGCACCAGCCGTCCCGCGCCCGAATTTTACCCGGCTTTGGGAGCAATGGCGCGCTCAAACCTCCGAAAATGACCTGAGAGCGTTCGCGGGCAGTCTTGGCGTGTCTTGGCTGGCTGTGTCCGCACTGGGAGCGTGCTGGGCTGATTCCGGTCCAAATTGGGCGTTCCCAATGCGGGATCAGTACGGAGATATCGTCGGTTTACGGCTGCGTTCGCCGAATGGTGGCAAATTCGCCGTTACCGGTTCCCGCCAAGGGTTGTTTTATACCGTTGATAGTGTGAGAGATACTACAGTTTACATCGTCGAAGGCCCGACTGACACCGCCGCCGCGCTGACCATCGGTTTGTGCGCCGTCGTCGGACGCCCGTCCTGTTCCGGTTGCCTGGACGCCACGCTTGCGTTAATCACGCGTTTCCGCTTCCGGCGTGTCGTCATCGTTGCCGATAACGACGCACCCGGCTGGCGCGGCGCTGAAACGCTTCAGGCTGCCCTCCGCGTCCCTTCCATGATCGTTGTTCCGCCGGCCAAGGACCTACGCGCTGCTGTCCGCGATGGCTTCACCGCCGAAGATTTGATGGTTATGGGAAACGCACAAATTTGGAAACAACCAATATGAAAATACAGCGTAAACTCAGTCAGTGGTCAGAATGTTCGCCGCATGAAATGTCAAAAATGTCTCAGGCTGCAATTCAATTCGCTTCCTGACAATGGCGAAGCTACACGCCGACGCCGTAGAGTTAAACAGTTATGAAAACACGTCGTTCACTGGAACTATCGCCGGAAAGCTGGCGCGCCATCGAACAAGCGGCGCGCAAATACGCCGCGCTCTCCAATCGCAAAGAACCGTCCTGGCGCGTCCTGATCCGGAAAATTGCCGAGGGAAAAATTTTGCTTGACGCTGTGCTTGACGCGCCGAATAATGGCGTGCGTGAAACGAAAGATCTCCCGGCAACGCCTCTGGCAAATACGCCAAAGCATGTTGGGTAAATGCGAGATTTGCGGCAAACGTCGATGCACCGGAACAACACGGTGCGCCGTCTGTCGCCGAAAACAAAAGGACAAATGATTACACCAGAACGACGCAGTCGCCTCCTGGAAGGAGTCGCCGCCATCGAGCGGCTCTACCGCGACTATCCCGACATTCTCACGCTGGACCCGCGGGCCAGTTCACACGACGGGCGATCGCCCAACGTTCTGTGCTTCGGCGATCGCGCCGCCATGCGCGCATTCGCAGCCAAGAACCAACAGGCAAACTGGAGGATTCAAAATAATTGCGACTGGATCGGCACGCTGAACGACGTGGAAATTGATCTGTTCAGCGCGCACAAATCGCCGTCCGAACCGGACCGACCCGTGCAGTTCCCGGCACCCGAACCCGTCACCACATGAGCACACCCGAACAACCTCCCGTCCCGCTGATCTATGGCCGCATTTCGGCTGTCATGGCCGCAGTCGGTGCAGTCGGAAAAAACAAGCGCAACCAGCAGCAAGGCTATGATTTCCGCGGGATCGACGATTTTTACGATGCCCTGCAACCTGCGCTGTCAGAACACAAAGTGTTCGTTACGCCGACAATTTTAGAGCACGCGCGAGAAGAACGCGCCACACGCTCCGGCGGCACGCTCATGACGACGTTGACCAAAGTTCGGTTTCGGGTATGGACCGAGGACGGCTCCTTCATCGAGGCCGATGCGCTCGGCGAAGGCGCGGACTCAGGCGACAAGAGCGCCAACAAAGCCGCCTCCGGAGCGCTCAAGTACCTGTTTATGCAGGTTTTTTGCGTGCGCCTGTCCGGCCCAGGTGATGATCCGGAGAACGATCATAACGAGTACAAGTTCATGCAACCGGCAGACCAGCCACCGCAACCACATGCACGAGCGCCAGAACGCAGGGTTGCGCTTCCGCCGTTGCCAGTTAAGACCGCTCCCGCCGCACCGCCACAGCGCAAGCTGTGGCCGGACATGACGCCCGCGGAACGAAAGACCGCGCTTGTCGCGCAATGCAACGAATGGCCTGCAACCGCTACGTCGGTGTTCCGAGAAAACGATTTGGTTGGACCCGAGGAAACATTCACAGCTATTTCGGAAATAAAATGTGCGTTATTAAACCGCGAAAACGCGAAAGCGTTGGTCAGTGAGATCCGGACGCGCTCCGCTGATGCCGGTGATCTTGCGCCGCCGCCGCCTACGCCGTTGCAAACGGAAACAACGGTGGACTGGCGCGCGGTGATCGTGCCCATGCCGCCTGAAGGCGTGACGAAAGCCGAGTACATGAAGTCGCCGCGGACACTTGGTCAGGTGTACGACGAAATGAAAGGCGGCAGCGCCGATGCCCGGAAACACTTGTGGGGTTGGGCGCGCAACTACAAGCCCGAGCCGTGGACAAACAGCTTGACCGGCATCGTCCAACAACCGTCCGAACTCGACATTGCGTTCCGGGTTGGGCTCGACGCGTTTCTGAAGGGGGAACAAGACAAGAAAGAGGCGCAGTATGAATGATCTACCCGGCGATCTCCTCCCGTCCAATCCGCACTTTGACGTTGCGCGTTGTCAATGCGGCGCGCCCATGTCCGCATCCGTGCGCTTTGATCTGTGCGACAATTGCGCGCCGCGCTGCGACGAGTGCAAGAGGGTTTTAGCTGAACACGAAACGGAATTCTGCGATACCTGTAAAAATGAAAACCCAATACGACAACTCCGGCATCATCTTCAACAATGACCGGAAAGAAAAAGACAGTCACCCAGACCGCCAAGGCAGCGCCACCATCGCGGGCGTTGAATATTGGATCAGCGGTTGGATCAAGGAAGGCAACAGAGGCCAGTTCATCACGCTTTCATTCAAGCGCAAGGACGAAAAAGCCGACGCACAACCTCAGAGCGCAAGTAAAGATGATGACGATTTTCCGTTTTGAAACTTTACCTACTATGGCGGCGAATAACCATGACTCCCGAAAGCACAATGACACTTGAATTGGCGAGACGCTGCGCCAAGGAGCATAACAAAGCATAGACTGCATACCTGAACATGGACCTGCGCGACTACCAGACTCACGCTGTTGACTGCATTTTTTCCGAATGGGAAAAGGTGCGATCAACGCTTGTCGTAGCCGGGACAGGCACAGGGAAAACTACGGTCTTCTGCGAAGTCATCCGCCGCCTGTTGCCAAAGCGCACGCTCGTCATTGCGCACCGCGAAGAGTTGATCTTTCAAGCCAAACATCGGTTGGAAAAAGCATTCGGAATACCGTGCGAGATTGAAATGGCGGATCGCACAGCGCAAACGAGCTTGTTCAATGCAACGTCCGTTGTCATTGCCAGCGTGCAAACGCTCGTCAGCGGACCCAAGGATCGCAAACGAATGACGCGCTTCAAACCAACGGATTTCTCGTGCTTGATAATCGATGAATGTTTCCCGGCTGGAACAATGGTTGACGAGATTCCTATTGAAAAGATCGAAGCCGGACAATTGGTTTGGTGCGTTGATGATGGGAGGATTCTCCAGCGTCGCGTAACGCGGACATTTCGACGAAAACCTAACGCATTGCTGCAAATTCAATTTGCATCGGGTGACGCCGTAATCTGCACTCCTGAGCATCCATTTCTTTCCTTCGGAAGATGGACCAAAGCGAGTTTACTTATCGACGGGAGCCTGGTACGTAAATTCATAACAGATAAACCTCCTTTTCTTGAATTCGATCGGGTGGACAATATTGAGATTCTCGAACCAACAAGTGATGGAACATTTGGAGGATTGTGTCCGGGCGGTTACGTTTACAATCTCGAAGTTGAATCCGCACACAATTACTTCGCTAATGGCTATTTAGTCCACAATTGCCATCACATGCCAGCCGCGTCGTACATGCAAGTGCTGAACTATTTCAAACAGAACCCTGACTTAAAAATACTTGGTGTGACGGCAACGCCGGATCGTGCCGATGAACAGGCACTTGCCAAGGTGTGCGATTCCGTTGCGTTCAAATACGACATTCTTTGCGGCATCGAGGATGGCTGGCTTGTGCCGGTCGAACAACAGATCGTGCATGTCAGCGGTTTGGATTTCTCCCATGTTCGAACAACCGCAGGCGATTTGAACGGCGCGGACCTTGCGGCGCTCATGGAACAGGAACGGAATGTGCAAGGCATTGCCGGTGCCGCTATCGAACTGATTAGCACACGTCGCGCGATCTTGTTTGCCGCGTCGGTGAAACAAGCGGAGATGGCCTGTGAAATATTTAACCGGCATCGACCTGGTATGGCGGCGTTTGTCAGCGGCGAAACGCCCAAAGAACAACGACGCGAATTGATCAGGGACTTTTCTGCTGGCAAATTTCAGGTGCTCGCAAATTGCATGGTCGCAACCGAAGGGTTCGACGCACCCGAAGTTGAAGTGATCATTCAAGGGCGACCGACCAAGAGCCGATGTCTTTACACACAGATTTGTGGGCGCGGGTTGCGTCCATTACCGGGTGTTGTGGATGGACTCGACGCACCGCACGAACGACGCATGGCCATTGCGCTATCGGTAAAACCGAAAGCGACAATCATCGATTTTGTCGGGAACTCCGGCAAACACAAGCTGATCACGACCGCAGATGTTCTCGGCGGTAAGATGGGCAATGACGCCATCATTCGCGCCAAGAAGAAAGCTGAGAACGCAAAAAATGGCGTGTCGATGTTGGAAGCGTTGAAGCAATCAGCGGAAGAGTTGCGCAAGGAAGCTGAGGAAAGGAAGGCGCGCGAGGCCGCACGGAAAGCGCGCATCATCGCCAAGGTGCGATATACCACACAAACGATCGATCCATTTGATGCGATGGCCGTAATGCCGCAACGGAATGTTGCGCGGACAAACGGCGCGCCACTGTCCGAAAAACAACAGCGCATTTTACGGCAGCAAGGGTTTGATCCGGGCAAGCTGACACCAGCACAAGGACAACAGATCGTGCGCGATCTGTTCCGGAGCTGGGCAAGTGGCGCTTGCACACCGCGCCAAAGCATTTGGTTGAAAAAACACGGATACCCAACGGACCTGAGCAAAGCGGAAGCAAGCAAGATTTTGCAAGCATGGTCGGATAACGGCTGGAAGAAACCAATGGAAGCAATAGCATGAAATTAATCGGACTACAGACCGGCGCTTCCGCGGTTGCCTCTAGCGACTTGTCAGAAGAAGTCCAATGGACTCGATCCGAAGCCATCGAACTTTGCTTCAAAATTGAAACCATCTGCCCGAAGTATGGCTGCCATGTTGCGCTGACGGGCGGACTGCTCTACAAGCAAGGCATACGGAAAGATTGCGATATCGTGCTCTATCGCATCCGGCAAGTGGCGAAAATAGACCTGGAAGGACTCTGGGTTGCGCTCAATGCTCTGGACTTCGTGAAGCACAGCGGCTTCGGGTGGTGCTACAAATGTACATACCGAGGGAAGTCGGTGGACTGTTTAATTCCAGAAGAACAAGGCGACGAATATAACCCACCGGAGCAATGAAGATTTTCTCAACATCTATCAGGCAAGCAATTTCCAATCGTGTCTGGATGTTGGAATCCGAGAAACTGTATCTTCAGGGCTTGCACCATGAACTCGGGCGGCAATGGCGATCAATCGGTGACAGGATCAAATCCATTGACCAACAGATTTCAGCGGAAAAGGCGAGTGCGCCGCAGAACAAAAAGGACAAATGAACCTTTGCAACAAAAACCATGACGAAGTGTGTTTTGAAGGATACACATGCCCAGCCTGTTTTCACATGGAAAAACTTGAAAAACGAATCGAAGAACTGGAGAGAGAAGCAAGCGATTTGAATGATGAGATCGGCGAATTGGAGAACGAAATCGGCGAATTGAAGGATCAGATTCCGTGAAAATCAACCCACCCAAATCACAGTCTCAACCTTGCACAACATTCGCGCCGGTTCCTAAATGGTGGTGGGAATATGGGTTGCAACAAGAGATTGAAAAGAGACGACGGGAAGCCGTTGCTTTCGATGAAACTTTACAACAAATAACAACCAAAAGGACAAAATAGCATGAAACTGAAAATCACACTCAAAGACCCGGACGGAATAAATGCATCCATCTGGGAGGCCGTTGCAAATGACAGCGTTGAAATTGGCGGCGCTCAAGAACGCGTAGAAATCATGCAAGTGCGTTGCCGACAATTGAAACAGCAATGCAAACCGTGGATTCAATTCGGTGAATTCGTCACTATCGAAATCGACACCGATGCGGGCGCGGCGACTGTCTGCAAAGTCGAAAGATAAAACAAACAAACCAAAATGACAAATGAACACACCGATTGAATTGAAAGGCGACTTGGCCCGTGTGCCGGTCGAAATGAACGTCGCGGCTCTTGAAGTGCGCGATCAACTGATCGCTTCCGCGCAAGCGGTCGAAGCCGTCTACACCGACCAACAACAGCGCGTTGCCGTCGATACCTGCCGGGATCTTAAAGCTGCTGTCAAACAGGTCGAGGACACGCGCAAGTTGCTCAAGGGACCTGTGATGGACCTCGGCAAACGGATTGACACAGTTGCCAAGGATTTCGTCACGCCGCTGGACATCGAGATTTTCCGGCTTGGCCGCATGATCACCGCTTACACAGTCGAACAGGAACGAAAAGCGCAGGAAGCCGAACGCGCACGGCAGGCGGAACTCGCACGGCTCGAACGCGAACGCGCCGCCGCCGAGGCAGCCATGGTGTTTGCCGATACCGAGAACGAAGCGTCAAACTTGGCCGCGCAAGCCGATCAAGCTGGCGCTATGGTCATGGCGGTTTTAACCGCTGCAATGCCAGCGCCGCCGGTCAAAGTCGCAGGAACACGGCATTGCGACGTGCCGCGCTACGACGTGACGGACGTTCTCGCCTTGGTTCAGGCGCGTCCTGACCTGTGCGACATCGCGCCGTCCAAGTCGCGCATTGCCGAGGCGATCAAAGGCGGTATGACAGCGTGTCCGGGTCTGGCGAACATCCGGATTGAAAAGGAAGTGCGCGTGTGAAAAGCAACGTGGAACTGTTAACCGAGTTCGAAGCCGATCGAAAGCTTCTTGCCAACGGTTTCACCAAGAGACAGTGCGTTCATTGCGATGGACTGGGACGGATCACCAAGCGCGTTCCGTTCCGGTCCTACGATTATCCGGCTTGCGAGGGTCGAGGGTTTCACTGGGTATCACCGTTAACCAAATGAACCACCGAGGAGCAACCGTTTGGTTCGTTGGTTTCGCACTGGCAACCGCATCACTCATCGTGATGCTTTTAGCAACTGGAAGTTGAGACAATGATCAAACGCAAAACCTAGAGGCAGAATATTGTCAGCCGAAAAGAGTGTCAAGCTTTATGGGACGAAGTGGACTGTTTCAGGGGTGAAATGGACCAAAACAGGGACGAACCGATTTCGGTGAAAACGCAATTTCAGCGTTTAACACCGTGGCTCATCAGCTTTTTCGCTGTGGCTTTGGGCGGGCATTTCTTCTTGGCTTTACCCGGAGACTTCGAGCAGAGCGCAAAGAAATTGTGTGCTTTTTGGCTGTAGGGCATCTTACTGGGCTGCGCGATCGATCAATTGATTGAATTCCTCCGCGGACAACGAGCGCAAATCCAAATCTTGAGACGGCAATTGACCCTGCACCTGCATAGAACGCTTTTGCATCGGTTCAATCAAGCTTCGAAGTTCGCCCATGATGCCAAGTCCGGCATCGGGTCCGAACTCATCCAGAACGCCTTCAACGAACGGCGTGCTCGCAATGACGGCATTGAGAAATCGCGACCGATCATTTGACGTAGCCAGGTTGGTTACGGACTTGCGGAGCGGCCCGGAATAAAGGAAGCCAAGCAGGTATCGCGTTCCAATGTCTTTCAACGATCCAATTTCACCTTGGAGCATGAGCCTGCTGAGATCCGCTGCACCAGCCAATCTTCCGCCACCTTTGAAAGTTGTAGCTGATATTTCTCTTGAACCGACTACTTCAGCTAAATCCTTCAGGGTATTGATGGTGTCACCTCCGATAATAGTTGAAAGAGTGCGTTGCTGGAGATCGTTACCAAGCGATTTTTCGACCAACGTCTTTGAAACCAATCCATGACCTTGAATCCCAGTTTTGATTTTCGCCCAAACATCTTCAATGGCTATCCGTCGTATATCTTCAATCAATCCTGGTTGATGAACTAATATTCCCATTACTTTCATTGCGTCGTCCGGGTCCATGTCAGTCGCGTAACGCACGAACTCACTTGGCTTGATTGTTTCTGCACCCGCCGAGCCGCGCGCCGCGGCCTTGATCAGCTTGTTATTGTAGGCCGCAGCACGCTCCGATTCAGCCTTCACCAAATCCGCAACTTTGGATGCGGTAAAGCTTTTGCTCTGACCAAGTTTGATCAAATCGTTTACATCGATCTTCCCTTGTGCCGCAGCCAAGACTTCACCGACACGATGAAGTTCCTGTTTGTTCGCGCCGAAAAGTTCCATGGCAACCTCAGGACGCAAAGCTTCAGGACGCAATCGTGCGCGAAGGATTTGACCGTCTACGTAACCGCTGGTTTCACTGAGTGCTCCGAGCAACGCTGATTGTCGTGCCGCAGCCTGGAGCGCTTGAAATTCGTTCGAGGACGCACCGAAAAACGATTTGAAATCGTTGTACCGATCTAGCGCACCAGCTTCATTGCCGATAACGCTTTCGGCAATTTGCGTGTTACCGACGCTTCCCTTTTCGCCTTCTTTGATCAACATTGGGCGAATGGCTGTGCGGTCGAACCGTTCCATGCCTTTCTTCCAGTCTTGATTCAACGCTTCCCATTGGCCGAACAACGATTTGTCATCCATCCCTTTCAAAGCGTCATCGATGGATTCACTTACGATACCGCGCATGGTTGTAAGCTGTTTAACGTCTGTTCCAGGAATTGCCACACCTTCGGAAATCGCATTGTCAATTGAAGTGCGAATCTGTTTCAGATCATTCACCGAAACTTTGGCACCCTTGAGAGACTTCAGTTCAGAGAAAAATGACTTCACCTTGGATGTAACAAAAGCTGAAAGCTCCTCTGTTACATCTTTGGTTTCTGTGAGAGGAAATCCAAGATCATCGGTTAACCCTGTTTCAACTTGTTTTGTTCTGGTTGCAGCCGGTGTTAATTGAGATTCAGCTTTCTTAATCGCCTTTGCCAACGATGATCCGGATACTGTGCGTTCAGAAATCTCCGGTTTACTCAGGAACTCCTCGTAACGTTCGCCCATCTTTCCCTTGAAACTCTCGAAGTCAGATACGACTCTTTGCCTCGCCAGCCTGCCAACTTCCGTGACACTGAATGGCCTTTCAAGATTCACCGTGCCAAGTGCTTGAACTTCTGCGGTGCCGGTCTTTTCAATTGCTTGAACAGCTTTTGAAACTCCACCTTCCAACCTCAACGCTTCTGTTCCGAGCCGTTGCAATCCACGTTGACCAACGCGATCCGCAGCCGGGAGCGCCGCTGCCAATTCATCATCTGTCAGGGTCCGAGGCAAACCAAGAAACACACGGCGCAATTCGTTTTCAGCGTCCATTTGCGCCTTGCGAATTCTATCCATTGACCCGGCTGTGCCGATACGTTCGCCGATCATGCTTTCAAGCCGTAACAGGACCTTGTTTTCGGATGATTGCCCGGGTGACAACGGATAATCGACGCCCGTTTTAGCCTTCAATCCTTCCTTGGCAGCTTGTGTCCCGGTTCGACCGGTTGAAATGCCAAGTGTCCCGGCGAGCCCTTCCAACGTCTTTGACGCAACCTTGGAACCGCCCGCCATTGCGAACCCTAAAACTTCATCCGCAACAGCTTGTTTGGCGCGTTCGCGCGCGACTTCTGAAAAGTCGATTTCGTTATCTTGAAGCCACCTGACGAACACATCTTGGGCACCGCCCGTCGCCGCAGTTGCGCCAGCCATAGCCGTTGTTCCAAGAGCAACTTTCCCAACTGGACTCTTAGCTTTCAGCCCGAACCTCGCCGCCAAACCTCCGACAACCATCGGGATAGCTTGAGAACCAATTTCAGCGAAATCGCCCGGATCTACTCCAACTGGATCAACCAGAATATCACGGCGTTCGCCGCCTTCGCCAGTTTGATTGCGGATTATCAACCGACCTTCCGGGCTGAAATCAACATTCTCAACGCCGTAGATCTTGGAAAGCAATTTGAATTGGTTCAACTGATTTTGATCCAACCCAAGCTTAAACCGTGTGCCTGCCGGTGCGCCCTTGGAAATATCCAAAAAGACATCAGATCGCATACCGCGCGCGCGGTTGCCTGCTTCCATCAAAAAATCAGGGCTCAACTGGCCGCGAATCTGAGCATTGGCGGTTTCCAATGCAGCCTGAGTCTCGAGTGCGACCGCCGGAAGTTCGTTTGCGTCCGGAACACGCTCAGGAGCGGTTTCCCTTGTTAAACCGTCCAGGAACAAATCGAAGTCTTGATCGGACAATGAACGGAGATCAGCCATTTCAGAGAATCGGTTTCAGGTTTTTCCATCTCCTCGCGTCATCCTTCGACAATAACCCTTCACGAACCATCTCTTGAAGGTCGGCATCTTGGATTTGTTGAAGCAAAGAATCCGGGACACCCTTGCGTAATATTTTGACTTGACGAAGCTTTTTCCACACCAACAAATCCTTAAGGTTTTGAAGTTTCGAAAGCGCTGTTTGCGGTGCTTCCGTCCAGTCCAATACATCACCTGCTTGTTCGAGCTTGGTTAGCTCATACCGGCTCATGTTGCCGCTGTCCACTCTCAAACTTTTTGCCATATTCGCAAATGCTATGGACGCCTTTTGGCGTGTATCATTTATGCGCGTGTCCACTTGTTCGCTTGGAGAAAATTGGCCTTTAGCTTTCTCGGTCAATGACCCGACGAACCCGCGCAAACCGATCGCATCCGGATTCTTTTGAATGGCCGAAATAGCATCTCCAAGGGTAGACAGCGCCGCGTCAGTAGACTGAAGTTCCTGTTGTGTTTTGGATACAGTGCCAGTCGTCGGCGGACGTTCAACCGGCGTTAACACCGGTTGTTCAGATGGAGTTTGACCTTTTGTTCGTGGTTGCAGTTCGTAACCCAACTCTCGCGCCTTGATAATTTGACCGATCTCACGTTGATCAACGCCAGCTTCAGCAAGCTTGATCCTCAAATCTTCATTGGTCATCTTACGCTCGTCCAATTCAAACTTGCGTTCACGGAACGTTGACAGAGCTTCCGTTTGCCGCCGCGCATTCTCAATCCTCGCCAACGACTCCACGCGTTCCGGTATCTTGTCCGGTGCAAGCTCTGGCAATCCTTGGCGCAACGCAGTCTCAGCCGCCTCAGATGCCGGTGCGCCGTGTTCAAGCTGGAACTGAAAGTCTTGCGCGAACTTCTTTCCGGCTTTCGCGTATCTACTTCGAGCCACGAGTCCGTCCTGTCCAAGAACTGCATTCCATTGCGCAGAACCAACGATCATCGGGAACCGTGCTCCAATATCCCAGAGCTTGGATTCCGTTGCCGGATCGCCGATTGTTCCTTCGGCCATCGCCGTTGCAATCGTTTGGCCGAACTCCGTCAAAGCAGCCTGACCGTTCACCTGCAACTGCATCTTGTTTTCCATCTGATGCAGTTCAAGTGACTTGGACGCCATCTCCATCGTAAACGCTTGTTGCCGCTGCCGGTTCTGCAACGCTTGCGTGAACAGATTCGAACCAACCTGAATCCCTTGAAGTATGCTGTCGTCTGCCATACTATTCCCATCCTCCGGGAATTTGCGAGTTGCGCTGTAGCATATTGTAATAATTGAGCTGCTGACCGTACGGCAATGTTCCGTAGTTCGATGGCACTTGATAACCCATGCCGCCAATGCCAGTTGCCAACGTTCCACTCTGACCGAACATTCCGCCGCCACCGCCGCCAAGAGCGGCTCCAGCACCCGCACCTACCAACATACCGCCTACTTGTTGCAAAGCCCCACCCCAGATTTCGTTGCCACCTTTCTGCATTGCAGCGGCGGCATTCAGGTTCATTCGTTGAGATCGTTCTGCGCTGCGAAGATTTATCGCTCCAGCCGGACTGATGAATTGACTCGTCACGTCAAACTGCGGCGCAGCCAACGTCGTTCTCCCGACCTGCAACCAGCGCATGGCGGCATCCAACCCTTGTCCCTGCAATTGCAGTCGCGTTAAACCAAGGTCGCGCGCAATCCTGTTTGCTCCAATCTCACTGCGGGACCCGAGCCCGGAAGCCACGTTTCGTTCCGCACCGAAATTGACCATGGCATCTCGAACATCCTTCGGAAGCTCTCCTGACACCAAACTTTCAATCGTCTGACCCACCCCACCCGTAATTTCGTCGAAGTTCGGAATTGCCGCTCGCAATTGTTTGATCAGTTCATCCTGATTGAACTGGTTAACCTTTGATGCAAGCGACTCTGCATCGGCTAAATTCGAAAGATTCGCTTCGATGGCTTCGCTTTGAACACCGCCAATATCCAGCCCAGGCGTATCGGCAATACCGCGTAGCTCTTTCTTTTTTTTACCGGCAGCGTTTGCGGACATCGCCGCACCGGCACCGATGGCAGCTACGCCAACTGCAAGGGCGATGAATGACATTCGGTTCCTTTCTCCAGAGATTCGTAATCTGGTGCGATGATCATTTCTTCAAGTTTCTCCAAATCGGTGATGTTGTCAGGGTTATGATGGACCGTCACCGAAACAACATCTGTGTGAGCGTATACCACTCGTTTGCTGCCCGCCAAGGAAATCAAGGAGAGCGGCCCGGTCATGTGCTCGACACCGCCGCTTTCCGTAACAACCGTCAATGTGCCGGACAACAGAAACCTCGGATGCGTATGCCGATGAATCTTTCCAGTCAACATTGTGCCTGCTGGAATGAAGATCTCGCGGATGTACATCCCGGGCGCAAACGTATGTTTCAACGGACACAAATCCGAATTCCCAAAGATCGCACCAGGATGCTGTGCGAGCACGCTTTCAAACTTGAAAATGCGCTCGCGCAATTCCAGCTTGGTCAACGGAGCCCGTTTAGCTTCAGTCAATACAGACATGGGATGTTTCCGGCGTTCCAAATATCACTTTCAATCCGTAACGGCGCGACGTTTCCTTGACCTGTGTAATGCGCCGCCTCCCGCGTCAGCAGATTGAAACATTCACCTTTGAAATACGCCGCAGCGTTGAAATCGCGTTTCATCTCGCTATCAATCGACATCATCATCAGTTTTAACGACGGCAAGTTGGCGACCATCAACCAATCGTTGTCAGCCGATACCGGAATGAACTCGCGCCGGACCATCGCGTCAACCGTTCGCGCCGTCGAATCGCACAAGCCGCCGATGAACGTTCGCCGATATTCCGGCGTCGTTTCGTCCGGTTCATACACGCCAATCTGCCGTTGAGTTGCCGCGGCGTTGTCGTATTCGTAAAGCCGCAGGATACCGTTCCTGCTCGCCGGAAGGATGAGAGCGGTCACAGACGAAAAGAAGTTTGTGGAAAGAATCGGTGTAGCAACTGCATTTGGTAAACTGATCGCTTCGCCGTCGATATACACGCCACCCGAGAGAGTTCTGATCCATTCGGATGAATCGTTGTAACCCTGGGCGATGATCGTTTGACCAGCGGTTTCGGCTACGTCCACGTAAAATCGCAACCGTTTGCCGGTGGGTTTGATGTCGTCGAATGTGACGGCAGTGCCGCGATCGTAAGCGCCCCAATCGCAGTTACACGAACACGAACGCAACCCGTAACCGGACTCAAGAAACTCAAACCACGGATTGCGCAGCGTCATCGGCATACCGCACGCCGATATCGATTCGATGGCAGCAATGTGCCGCGGCCAGGTGATGCACCCTTCGGCAACCGAAATACGATAACGTTGCGTGATCTTCCACCATTGCTCGGGACCCATCACAATGCGCTGTTGCGCTTCGTTGAGCAACGTCGTGAAGCGCGAGTCAGTCGAACAAATGCCAATGGACAAGCCGAGATTGGCGTTTTTGGCGTCTACGAGTCTTTGGCGCATTCGTTTAGTCCTTTTCCACGATCACCTGCAAATACACTTCTGTCGTTCCGAATGTGCAATCTGCACCGAACCCATCTGTGGCTCTGGTTGTCTGGCAACGATGTTGAATTTCGAATTTCTTTGTGCCTGATGCCACCGTTACTCGACCTTCAACGTAAGCACCGGCTTCACCATTTGCACCAGCTCCAGAATTTGCATCTGAGTTTGGTCCTTGAATTATTGTGGTTGCATCCGTGACATTTTGAATTCGCATTCTATGACGATCCACCTGAACACAAGCTGCACACTCAGCACGAATTGTATATGTGCCAGTCGCAAGTTCTATCTGATTGGATGCCAAGCTCGTGATAATCCCAGTTGGATCACTTACCAATGTATTGATGGTTCGGGTTTGCCATGCGCCCGTGGTGAATGTTCCACCGTCTGTGCCATCTGCTTTTTGATCTTGTAAAACGGCAATTTTTTTCGTTGTTCCAGCGGGAAGCGGAAGCACACTCAAAACCTCGAACACATTCCGAGTATCATTGAACGCAAATAAAACCAATTGAGTCGCTGAAATATCACCGGCAACAAGAGCTTGATTAAAGTTCTTGTTAAGAGGGTATGGGCCAAGATTAAAAGCCGTTGGCGAATCAATGGTCATGGTCGCTGCGCCCGTGTTTGCAGAGTTGAATTCAGCTAGGAAAAACAGACCATGCCCGCTTGCATCCGAGACAATGGACCGATCGTTGATGGCAAGCGTGTAGTCATTGCCAACATTCGTCGTTGTCCCGAAATACGGACGGCCATCATACGGGTCCCAAATCCCAAGCGCAGTGTTCCAGTTCGAGATTGAAACGATATGACCGTTGACATCGATCTCAATCCAAGGCCGACCTCGGTTCTCTGACGCGGGTTCCGCCGATCCGTAATTGAAGCTGTTGTTGTCACCTGTGATGGACGCGGACATGGCGGCAACAAACGCTTCAAGCTGCGCCTGGTATGTGGTCGGGCAAAAGCCTCCCGGCAACGAACCGGCTGTTAATGTAACTGGAACAGACATAGCATTTTGTCAATCAAGGCGGAGACACATCACAACATTGAACAGTCTGACAGCTTTCGCTGGCTGTGCAAGCGTCTCCGCCGTATGGATCTTCGGGTTCCTGTTTCATTCGCAACCGAACAGGAAGCAGTTCCGCTTGACCGGCAATGCGAATTCTCACTCGGAACCTGTTCCCGATATTGCTCGTTGAACCTGCCGGTGCGTTGCAGGTTATGGGTGGAGCTGGCAAGACCATGCGCCGAAACTGCGGTTGAAACGGCACAGGCGGCACGCACACACTCGGCCCTCCGGGCGTGGACACACACGAAGTCTGACAACGTACTCGAGACGAAACCCACGTATACCAACACGGATGATCGTCCGGTGTGTACCAAACATCCATTGAAATGCTGCCGACCAACGATTGCAGCCAAATCTTGCCGCCTTCAAGCGTGAGCATCTGCGGTTGTTCGCGAGTCGGCGACATGCGATCTTCACTGCCGAGCTCACCTGTCTCAATTTCCCAGGTGATATCTGTACCGCCGTCGTTCAGATCTCCCATGCTCAATTCGTGCAACGAAATCTTGTCTGTGCTCGTGTTGTAGGTGATCAGGAAACAACGCTCTTTCCCGCTGACCTTGATCGTCAACGGTTCCAAGAGATTGATGTTCGCCGGTAGTGTCCACATACCTTCCCACGCCGGAGGCAGTTTCTCGCGCACATTCGCTACCGTATCGAAATTGAGCGACGCCAACCCGCGATGCTGAATGCTGCTGGTGTTGATCGTTTCGCTGTAAGTCGCCGCCACTGCCGCCACGCGAAACGTTTGACCCGCGGCGCGAACTGTCCCGGCAACGTCCGTCAAGTTTTCCAATTGAACGAAATCGCCTGTGATACTTTTGACCTTGTAATTGACTCCGAGCGCACTGAGTTCGTAGGTGGCTTCATCCGTCAACCCACTTGCGCCACGAACAGTGACGCCCACTTGTGAACCAACCGCAGGCGCAGTGAACGGTGCCAAAGTTGTAACTGTTCCTGTCGTGGACCTGCTTGTTTCAGTCGATGACGGCCAAAGCGTCACGAGCAACCGGCTGTCGAACAACACGCCCGAGAACCAATTCAACCAGATGTCGCTGTCGAACCCGATGTAATACGCCATTTCCCGGGAGATTGGAGTGTTGCCAAGTTCGCCGAAATGCCGTTGCGCAAGCAGCAACGATCGGATTCCGTCCCGGCTGCGATAGAACAAGTCGCTGTTAACGCTGATCACGCTGTCGGACATTGACCCGCCACCCAGCACAGTCACGGTTTGAACAGGTTGCTGCAACGATTGCCACACAAGCCGTTCAACGGGCACTTCCACACTGTAAATGGCGTCTTGCGTGAATATCTTCAACGCACCTTCGCCGGTAGCCGTGTCCTGGCGCGCCGGGAACAGCATGGCCGTGATGTTGCCGCTCTGTTGCGGAACGTAGAACGCACCGCCGCCAGCAATGAATGCGTTCTCGGTAAACTTTAGGACTGCGTTACGGTAATTGTATATCGCTGAACCGCTAGAACCGCCTACAATATCGCCTGCTGCAAAGTAGCGCCCTTTGGCAACCCACAAGCGCCCTTGCCCGTAAGCCATCACGGTGCCGGTCGGAACCTCTTTGAGCAACGGATTCGCTCTGCGCGCCGTTACCCCATCGTAAATCCAAGCCAACGATTGGCCATCTTGCATGATCAGGAATTGTTCGGCTTGAACGAAGTAACACTGGGTCAAACTGGAATTGAGATCGGTTGCAATCGAGATGTCTTGAACAAAGAAATTCGCCGGGTTGATCCTGAACACACGCCCGCCGATGGCAACCACAATCCACGGTTCACCAACCTCATCGTAATACGTCGTGGCACCCTGAAAACGGTTGTCCTCAAACCGCGTTTGCAGTGTGGCATCACCGTCGAAGTCCAAAGCGCGCGTATTGATGCCAGGTCGCGGATGCGGGCGACCGCCGCGAACCGTCACGTTGTAAGCACCAGCCAAACGGTTCCGCGGAACAAGCAAAGGCGATATGCCAGTGTCAACACCGCCTTCACTTGTGCTGATACCGTCATAAACCCGTTCTGTGAGAAGTTCAGGCATCAGTCTTCGTCACATTCGCACGGCGGTGGCGACGCAGTATCCGGTGTGGCAGCGTCCGCGGCGTTCGTGCCGCTTGTGTCGCAACTGCCGCAGGCTTGGACTTGAGGGAGTTCACTTGGCATAATCATTTCCGTTCTAGTTCGAATTCAAGTCTGTTGATAGTTCTCAGTGCGTCCCGCACCCATTCCGGTGCCGCTTCCGCTGCCTTTGAGAAGTCCGCCCGTTGAACCAACCGCTGGCTGTTGTTGTGCCGCTGATGGAATAGACTGCATCCGCTTGCGATGCTCAAGAACGTCAGTAATAGCGCGATCAACCAAAGCTTCTTTGGATGCCAACCGCGATTGAGCTTCAGCTTCATTAGCTTTGTTTTCCAGAGCCACCAGTTGGCGGAATATGTCCCGAACCGCTGGCACCGCGTTCAGCAACGCGAACAAGAACGCAACAACCGATGTCATGCGCCCACGTCCTCAGATCGCACCTTGTTGTCGCGCGCGAATAGGAGTCCGAGTCCGGCACTAACCGCCGCAATCGTTGCTGTCCAATCCGGGTTTGTTGCCGAGTTGTTATCGAGCAAAAGACTGATGGCATTCGCGACAGCAGCAATGGCGGTAACCAGTCCTGCGGTTGTGGTTTTCCAACTGGTCTTGCGCCGTTGGATTTCGGTATCGGTTAGGTCTGGCATAGATTTATGGTTTCTTTTCGATTCGAACTGTGCGCTCATCGATACGCTCTAACAAAACCCTCACTCTCAACAGTTCTTTGTTCAACTCGTTGTGAGCACCTTCAAGTTTGCTGATCGCAATGTCATGCGCTGACACTCGTGTTGGTAATACAACCCACGCGCTTCCAAACGCACCAACACCAGTGAGAATGGCTATTGTAAGACCAAGGCGCGACAGGTTCAACTTGATGCTTTCGCTCATATCAGTTCAGCACTTCTATAGTCACATTCTGCACCGTGATACCGTTGTCTGCATCGGCGGTGCCCCAGTCAGCTTGCACGTCGATGGCGAGGGCTGCGGTTGTATCAGCCACGGCAGGTTGATTGCCTGACCCGTTGACGACAGCAAACCGGACATCTGAACCAGCCGTGGAAGTCTCAAACGAAACCCAACCAACAATCGACATGGTTCCAGAAGCTCCCGTTGTCCGGCATGTGCAAGTAAGTTCGCCCTCAACGATTGTCGATGAGTTACCGCTGGTTGGCATTGTGAATGCCGCGCTTGTGGCTTCAATGTTACCACCGAGCCGGAAATCGACAGTCATGGTGCCAGGCGTCACGGCGTCAGAGCTATAAACACCGCTCCACTTCACACGCACCGTCTTGCCAGCAACAAAGAAATTCGCTGGCAGCGTCTTGGTTCCAACACCAGTGCCAAGGATTGTTGCGCCGGTCATGGTATTCGTGACGCTCGCATCTGCGGTGGCGGTGAAGATGACACCTTGCAAAGCTTGTTTAACTCCAGCTTGGTAAGTGGCAAGAGTTTTCTGAGTTGAGTCAGTTCCAGTATCACCGGCAGTTGTTCCGAGCGTGACCGCCTGAAACCTTAGTCCTCCTGATGTGATCTGCGCGATTGTGGCACCAGCGGAAACAAATCCCATCGCATCAGCCCCAACGCGATAGACGCCGAGATTTGAATTGTTGAAAAATGACCAAGTTGGAGCTGCCGCTGTTCCGGCTCCGCTTGTCTTAATCATTCCCATGCCTGTGGTTTGCCCAAATTCCACATACGTTCCGTCTGCGCGCACTCGCAAACGTTCAACCCCGAGAGCATCGACAAGCAGCGGAATCGCTGTGCTTGCCGCAATCGTCGAAAGCTGAAGCAACGCAGCATCACCCGTCGCCGTGCTTGCAACGTTCTCGCTGATCGTCAGGAAATCCCTGCCCGCAGTCGTCAGGCTCGCATTCCACGTTTGAGCGTTGTCCCCGTTATTGATGCTGTTTCCGGCGACGGCTGCTGTGAGGGCGGACAACGCGCTCGCTCCACCCGCAGCAGCCCACGTTAATACTCCAGCACCATCGGTCTGTAGGAACTCAGAAGCAGCGCCATCTGTCGTTGGCAAAGTCAACGTGTAGGTCCCCGCCGCCGCAGCCGGTTTAACCGTCACTGTTCCGCTGGTTAATCCCCGCCAGGATATGCCGGTAAACTGGTTGCTCGTTCCGCCGTCCGAAAAAAAGGCAGTTCCGACGCCGTGAAAGGTGTTGTTCTCGGCGACGTTGTTGTATGCGGTCGCGCTGATGATGCCGTATTTGTGGCTCTTTGGAGTGCGGATTATGTAATCCCAATTGACTGCCGGCGTTGTCCCCCACGGCGTTGACACAGTAACGACTTTGGTGGCGGCAACGTAGTCTGTGATGGTGTTCGTTTGGAACGTAGTGGAATTGGTTGACACCACGATTTCCAGCGTGTTGTAGATGTCATCCACCGCAGAGGAATTGGCGCTAATCGTGACCGTGGATGCGCCCCCCGCCTGGGCAACCCCATCGTTGTAAATTCGGCTCCACGCAATGGTGTTGTCGTCAATCCTATTCCAACTGCTGGAATCGGACAGAACGATTCCGCTGTAAGTGTTGTGAGTGAGTTGGCTGTTTTCCGAAACCTGATTTCCAATGATGATGCCGTGATCCTGACTGATCAGATCAATGCCGTGTTTATTGTTTCGATCGACAAGGCAATTACTCACCACATTTCCAACGCCACGAAGGTTAATTCCATCTCCGCCGTTGCTGTGGGAGTGCAAACCGTCAATCACCACTCCCATCGCAACGCCAGAGGCGGAAGCGCCCAGCTCAATGCCGTGATCTCCATTGTTATGAGACGCCCCGCCGGTAAGAGAAATGTTCCGAGAATGATTCGAAACGCGAATGCCAACGTTTACATTGTAAGAGTATTCCCCACCGCTGGAGGTGATATTCGTTGAAGTGGTGATCCCGAGGCCGTTGAGTGTGTTCGTTGTGGTTACGAGGTTTACGATGGATACATCAGTTGCGCCCTGGAGCTGGACTCCAGACACGCCGTTATTGTTTGCGGTCGCGTCTGTAATCACAACGTTTGTGATGGTGATTCCTGATCCGAGGTTCAAATAAAGACCGTTGCCAGTGTTGTTCGAGAACCTGCAACCTTCAATGCGCAGATTCATCACGGATTCACTGCTATTCGGCTCAACGTCCATGCCCGCTTCGGGTGATGCGCCTCCGGTGAGTTCAAAAACCGAATTTCTCACGGTGGTACCGTCGCTTGCGGTTATGGTTCCGCCCTGACGCCGATTTCCCGTAGCCAAAATGTTTTCCCAAAGGTTGTCTCTGCTAACAACTCCGTTCGTGTTGTCAGCCTCACTGAACCCGTCAAACCAAAAATCCTTCAGGATCAGGTTTCGACCTACGAAGTTGGTCGTCCCCTGCAAATACACACCAATGCCGTAGTTTCCTGCTGCTCCGGGAGCGGCTGCTTTGTAGCCTTGAAGGGTCATGTTCTCGATCCCGGCATTGATCGTTCCGCGTGAAAAGATCGCCGCGTAATTGTCAGCGGGCGCAACCTTCGTTTTAATGATTGTGGTTTGAACGTTTTCGCCTTTCAGCGTTACTCCGCTTGGAATTGTTACCCAGTCGGCTGATGGTGTGTCCTGACTCGTCACATAGGTGCCAGTTGGGAAAAACACCACCCCTCCACCGATGGTATTTACTGCGTCTATTGCGGCTTTGATCGCCACACGATCGTCTGTAACGCCATCGCCCTTTGCGCCAAACCACTTGACATTCACACCATCGGATGGACCGCGTTCTCGATTCCAACTAAACCCCGCTGTGCTGGACGCAATCTTTATACCTGTGTTTGTGCTTGTTTGGTTAGCGACAATGTAGAAAATCCCACCGCCACCGTCGTTGGCCGAGTAATACCCAGACAAGATACAACTCTTGATTGTTGTCGGACTGTAGATGGTTGCTGCAACCATGTCCGCTACGCTGTTAAAGCGGGTTGTGGGTGCTGTGCCTTGAGCCCAAACACCAAGGCACGTGAAGAAAATCAGTAAATATTTCATGACCAACCTGTGGTTGTGTTTGCACCGGAAACCTTTGCCCAAATTTGCCCCGTAGAAGTGTCGATGTAAGTCTCTCCGACACAGCCCGACACCGATCCGTTTGGATCGCCGACACCGGATCGTCTACGTGAAAACACGGAGCACCCTGCTCCACCGCCACCACCGGCTCCGCCGATTGCGTCGTTTAAGTCGTTCAAGACTCCGAGGATCTTCTGGGCCACTTTGTATTTCGTGTCCGTCAAAACCGGCGTCGAACCTTCGAGATAAAAGCTTGGAGAACTCAAGTCAATTGATGGGAAAAGGTTTGTTGCGAGGGTGCGCAAAGCCATGAGCACCTTCATTAGCACTTTCAACAGCGGATCGTTCTGCTCGTTGCGAGTGCCTTCGTTGTAGAACGGCATATTTCACATTGAATCCATGCCCGCCGTTGAACCCAACCCCATCGAACGCCAGCCTGCCACCATCTTCTTTGATCGATACGGTTTCTTGGCCGCTGCCGCTCTCAAATCCGCCGCTGTCATGTTCGGCGCGGGCTTCGTCGCATGACCCGTTG